GAGACGTTGTCGAAGTGCTTGGCGCCGGGAATGGATACCCGGGCTTTGTACCACACGCGGCTGCAGAGGCCGGGAGCCATCACGTGCGGCGGAAAACACCAGGATCAGTGGCCCTGCTTGGTGTTCAGTTGTTGACGGCGTGGGCCTATCCGAAGCGCGAGTATCCGTCACGGATGCGACAGGCGTGCGGAAACGTCGAGGACATCGGGGTAGCTCTACCTGGGTGAAGTCGATGCCAGCAAAACTATTGACTACAACGAGTGAGCGTCTTCTAGCACGTGGTAGGAATAACGTGCAGCTGCAGATCCTCGACGCTATGTCGTGAACAAACGTGCGCAAGCACGTCGGGCTGAGCTATCCGTGACCGCGTTGTGCATTCTCGTCGGTGTCGCTCGTTTCGAACACTGGTCTGACGAGTGCGACGTATGGGACGGCGAATGACGGGAATTGAGGATGTGGTGCCCGCTTGTCGTGAGCGGTTCCGGCGCTGTGTTGAATTCGCGGAGGTGTAAAAGCCGAGTCGACTTCACAGCGTTGGTAGGCTTCTTCCACGTGCATGCGCATGCGCGGCGGAAGCGAGCCTCTTGTGCCTGGACCCGGGTGCGAGATCACGATCGTTGCCGTTGGCGTTCATGGCCATCAACGGCCGTTTCGGTGGTGCGCCACCTGCGTGAATCTCCGGATAAGCAGCGGAGGTAGACGTTACCGCGCATAGGTGACGATGTTCGGTGAGGCTCTGAGGCTCCAGACTAGCCACGTGTCCATGACAGTCCGACACGCTGAAGGCAACCTTACCACCCCTCGCAGGCGTTTAGCTCAGTTGGTCTAGAGCACGGACCTTACACGTCTGGGGCCGGGGGTTCAAGTCCCTCAACGCCTATCCGTTCCAAGGATGTATCGTGACAGAAGTCAGAACAAATTTCACCGCGCGAGAAAAGCGCGAGTGTGATAGAGCGTGGGCAAAGTTCATGAAGGCGTGGAAATCGCAACAGCGTTAACCCTGGAGAGCTGGCAGAGTGGTCGATTGCGGGTCTTTGCTAAAGATCTGGACCGAAAGGTCCCGCAGGTTCGAATCCTGCGCTCTCCGTTTCAACTCGAACAACACAGAGGTGCTTGTGCCTGAGACCAAACCAGTTGTCGTGTGCTTGTGTGGATCCACCCGCTTCTACGCCGAGTTCCAGCTCGCGAACTACCAGGAGACGATGGCTGGTCGGATCGTGCTCAGCGTCGGCTTCTACCCGCACGCCGTGCGCCAGGCCCATGGCGAAGACGTCGGCTGCACCGCGGAGCAGAAGCAGGCACTCGATGAACTGCACAAGCGCAAGATCGATCTCGCGGACGAAGTCCTGGTCCTGAACGTCGGCGGTTACATCGGAAGCTCGACACGCTCCGAGCTCGAGTACGCGGAGTCAATCGGTCTTCCGATCCGGTACCTGGAGCCGATACCAGCCGCTACGGTTTCTTCCGGGAACGGTTTGACGTTCGCTGCTCTTCGCGAAGTCGGAACCAGGCGTTGGATCGAATGGGCCGGACGCAAGCCCGATCTCGATGACCTTCTGTTCTGCGCCGTTGAGTTAGGCGGAGAAGCCGGCGAGGTGCTGAACAAGGTGAAGAAGTTCGCTCGTGGTGTAAAAGGCATGCGCGGCTCGGTCTCGCTGGAAGCGACAAGGACTGCGGTTGCGGAAGAACTCGCGGATGTCATCATCTGCTGCGATCGCGTCGCTGCTGTTCTCGGCATCGATCTCGGCATCGCGGTTCCGGAGAAGTTCAACGAGACGTCGGTGAAGAACGGACTCTCGGTGACGATGCCGATTCCGGTACGAGACGCCACGTGACCAGCATGTACCCGATTCACATCGACCCTCTGGTGTTCTGCCTAGGGCTCGTGTGCCTCAGCATCATCTTGAGCGGGTTGGCCTGGTTGCTGTTCGCGGACAAAGAGAAGCCCGGCCGGTATGGATGAGCATGATCTGACAGACGATCAGGAACGAGACCTGATCGTTGCCGCGGCCGCCGAGGCCACGTCCGCCGCGTTCCTGGTCGCGGAGGCCAGCGAGCACGGCGCCTGTATCGCGCGGCACGGCTGGGTGGTACGTGTTCGTCACGGCGTCATCATGGAATGGGTGAAACCGCTTCCGTTTCCCGTACACATAACCGCGTGCAGTTTCTATCTTTGCACTGAAGTAAATCCCGTGAGTCAAGCAAATAGGAGCAACACATGAACATCCGCAGTTTTGGAATCAAACTCATCCTGGCTTTGCTGCTGCTTGGACTCGCGTCCGCGCATGCAACGCATGTTGTCTTCGCACCTGGAGCCACCGCGTCTGTCGAATCCTACGGCAACTACGTCATCGACATCCCCGGCATCATCAACAACTCCAGCACGTCGACGGATGCTCTGAGCCTTCTACTCGTGGCCGGCACATCGCCTTCGTCCGACGACATGGTTGCCGGCACTGTGATCGTCAGCATGAAGTTGAACGAGCTCGACGGCGACAGCCACTTCATGCCGATGCACTTGTCCGGTTCCGAGCTGGACGCGAAGCTGTTGAACACCATGGTGTACTACTTGCGTCTGGTTATCGTCGAGTACGATGGTTCCACAACCTATGCCGACGATGCTGTATCTGTCGGTTCGTTCATGTACCACGACGCCACTGTGGAGAACCATCAGCGAATGGCCTTCTCGCAGAAGTTCTCCGACTATGACGCCTTGACGGATAGGATGAATTTCGACATCTACATGAGAGATCTGGACATACACCCGGTGGTAGAAGTTTACGCACCGAATCCAGATCGCTCGGTGCGGGCTTCGCATGCATCCGCAGCACCGTCGTCTCCGCTCGGTACCGCTGTGCACTCGACGCGGACGTGCGACATGCACGAACTTGACGACTTGTACAGCAAACTCAACGATGCCAAGGCAGACTACCGGCGGCATCGGTTCGACATGCAGCACACGAAGGATCAGACCGAGATCATGAACTCCGGAGACCTGGCGTCGTCAAGCCAGAGGTTGTCGCAGACGATCGAGTCCAGCATCGACAGGTACCGCTCCTCACACGGATGCGAATGACGCTCAATTTTCGCTGCGGTGTAGCTCAGTTGGTTAGAGCGAGGGCTTCATAAGCCCTGCGTCCGCGGTTCGAGTCCGCGCATCGCTATTTGTAAATATAAGTTTCAGTGCTAGCTGGTGAGAACCAGCCGTGTCACTCACTGGTCACAATCAGGAGAAAAAAACCATGTCCGAGTCCAAGTCCAACGCCACCGTCGTGGAACGCATCCAAGCCGTGGTCAACGGCAACCGCAAGCTGGTCGCCGGCATCGCTATCGGCGTCGCCGTGGTGGCCACTGTGATCGCGGTACGTGCTCGGCTTCGGCGTCGGTTGTTCTGATGGCCTACGCCCAGGCGACGGTCCAGCTCGAGCTTCCGGAAGCGGATCTTCCGGGGCGGGTGTTGCCACTACGGTTGACACTGACCTGGCCCGAAGCTGAAGGTATTTTCCACTCCCTGGCCAGCGCTTTGGGCAAGGATGCGATCGCGAAGCTGCTGCCGCTGCTGCTCGAGCCACAGCCAGCTCGCCTGGACATGCCTACAGGTCCGGTCTGGGTGAGTCCGTCTGTCTTTCCAAGCGACCTCGTAACTCGGCTCCAGGACCCCATGCCAGGTCAAGGATCTGAATTGCGGGATCCGCTGCCGGGTCAAGCAACACAGATTCAAGGCGGCCGCGGCTCGGTGACTCTTACCGGTACCACGGACGGACTGCCCTCCGTGTAGCAGGTCTCGAAATTCGGACATTTGTCCGGGTTTCGCAGGGCTATGGGGTGTCGACAAGTGGTAAGACGTAGTCTGTAAGTTCGAGTCGTGTTTCGCATAACTCATAGCCGGAGGTAGCTATGCAGAAAATATGCGAACACTGCACAGCAGAATTCTCGACGTCGAATTCACGTGCTCTCTACTGCTGTCGTTCTTGTTCGGCGTCGCATACGCAGGTTGGGCGGCCGAGCAAGAACAGAAAGCACGCTGCGTCAACCGAGCCACCACCCGCTTGTTCACAATGCGGACGCGTAATGCAAACGTATACGCGGAGGTACTGCTCAGAGTGTATTAAGGCGAACAGAGCGCAGAAACCTAAACCTGCACCGAGAACTTCTAGAACACCACAGGCAGCAAAGCTTCACAGCTTCGACGTGACACTTGCGTACAAGCGTCGTATGCACGATCTCGTCAAAGCCTGTGGTGGTCGTTGTAGCAGGTGCCGGAAAAGTTTCATGGAAGTTTCATTGGAGTTCGACCACATTGATAGAAGCACGAAGGTCGCGAACGTTTCTGCATTCGTCGCTGCCTCGAACATGGTCGGCGCTGTGCAGGAAGCGAAGAAGTGTCAGCTGCTGTTCCAGGACTGTCACAAGGAGAAGACAACAGAATTTTCGGATAGGCCTAACAGACAAGGCTCAAAGAACCCGATGTCGAAATTTTCTGAATCGACGCGTCGTGCGATCAAGGCGCAACGAGCGCGTGGTGCTACCTACACCGCCTTATCTTGTAAATACGGAGCTACGCGTCAAGGGATTAGGTATCTATGTTTGCACTGATACTGGGGCATAGCTTAGTTGGCAGAGCATCGCCCTTTGGAGGCGACCGGTGGGGTTTGAATCCCTGTGCCCCAATTTGTCACCCAATCCAGTACTCGGAGGTGTCCATGTTTGAAAGTGTTATGCCGGATCCGGATCGACTGCATGAGATCGCTGTCGCCAGCGACCGAACCGTCGAACGTGTTCGCGAACGCATCCTGGAACTGCTCACCGCGGCAACCGCACCGGCCGACGACGTCGCTGGTGAGTGTGACCGTCTCCAGGCCTGCTTCGGCCTCGAACCATACGGTGTGTTCCCGGCCGGCTCGTTGGTGGATGCACCGACGGAATCCGAGTACGCCGAGTACCGCGCCGAGATCGTTGGCGAAGTGCAAAAGATCTCTCCGGAGTTGCGTGGAACGCCGCCGAAGCGGCTGACGTTGGCCCAGATTCAGGCCGACGACTTCTCCGCGCTGGACACCTAGCATGAGCATGCACGAAGCCACTGAGACCCCGACGCTACCAGGCTGGTACTTGTGCTTGGCCGTCGATGACCGCTGGGCCGGAGAGTTCCGTTACCGGGCCTGGGGCAACGGCGTGTGGTGGATTCCGCTTCCTGATGGTTGGCTGTCGTCCTGCGATGGCATCTACCGCTGGGCCGGACCATTCGCCGACGTCAATGGCCCGGCGCCGGATGGTACCAATCCTGGAGGTCCGGTTCCGGCCGAGGCGGCAGTTGCAGCTCCACCGGACCTGGATCAGAACCGAGAACGCTCCAACATCATGGTCGGCGTTCCGGAAGTTCTGTACCGTATCCAGGCCTTGGACAAGCCCGAGACCGAGTTCGAAGCCATGGAAGCTGTCTACGACTACTTCCTCAGCGGTCACCTGAACCAAACCGCTGTCGAAGACTTCGTGATCCAGTACATGCAGCACGGTTTCCGCTTCCAGACCTCGTTCACGGTGCTGCTAAGCGTTGCAAACTTGGACGAGAAGATTCCGAGTTACGACAAGTACATCGAGTACTGCTACGCCAGAGCTGCTGCGGACGAGATAGCACACGAAGACGTGGTGAAACTCATCGAGCATTTTCGCACCACCGATTTCGCCGAGAACGCCGCACGCCCAGCTTGCCTCCGCATCGAGTCCTACATGCAGCCGCCGGAACCGCCACCACGACCGGAACCGAGGTCGCTGCCGGAACAGTTCATCCCACCATTCACCTGACCATCTTAGGAGCCACAGCATGTCCTCCAACGAATCTGTCGAACCGGCAGCAGAAATTGTCCCGGATTCACCGCGGATCGTGCGTTCCGTCATTTACGCAGATGTTCACATCGACGGCACCGGGGTCTGGAACCCAACCGACGAAGAGCTCGATCGCGTGCGCGAAATGTTCGCAGCCACGGACGACGATCCAAAAGGCGCCGTGGTTATACCGACGAAGCCGTTCCATCGCACTGCGAAGTACCTGAAAAGCCTGGGTACGATCCAGACCCCGGAAGGAGAAGGTACGTACGAGTCCGTGTCGCGCGACGTGTTCGCATGCACTCGTCGTGGTGAAGACAAGCCGTTCGATCTTGTGCCTTCGAACGATCTCATGATCCAGGTCCGACTGGGCGAGGACCGGTACGAGTCCTGGCAGCTGGAGGTCCTCCTGGCATTCAACCCGCCGGAGACCGTGGTCTTCAACGAGGACGTGAACGAAGCTCCGAGCTTCATTCCAGGGGTCTTGGACCTGGAGCAGCCGCTCGAGCCAGCACCACCGCTGGCGTACACCGTCAATGACCGCCGCGGTACCGGAAGCCGGACCGTCGAGGTCTGCCGATTCTGCGGCAGCCCGAATGTGCACACCCGGGAGTACGACAAGCCCACTGCGGAGTGTGCGAAATACTTGCGGCAGAAGCTGCACGACGTCGAGAACTGCGACGCCGATTTTCAACGTGCGTTAGGCACACCACAGTAGAACTGATGCGATCCCTAGAAGACCTGGCGTATTACAGCGCCAGCAACCTGCGAAAGACAACTGCTGAAAACATACGGCGCCACGTAGACGATCGCGTGTACTCGATGGTTGTGTGCACTCTCGTCAGCGCCGAGCGTCACGCCCAGTCTTCATCATTGCCGTACTACGTGACCCAGTTCGGCTCTGTACAGTGCGGTGCGGACTGCACGATCGGCGAAGCCAATGAGGCCTTGGACGCCATCAGAGCCAAGGGATTCAAGACCCTACCAGGCCCGGTCCGGGGTCAGTACAGTGCCAGCAACTTCTTCGACATCGACGATACCGGTCGTGTCGTGGAGAACGGTGTGAAGTCCGCGTCGGCGTTGAACATCATCGTGTCCTGGGAGCTGGATGCCGTAACGCTGGCTGATGTTGTAAATAAGGATTCCACACCTCCAAAGGAATCCAATGCCGATCATCTCCGCGATCACGAGCCCGAGAGTCAGCCGAATCCAATCCAACGTTCCGGTACTGGGTGGCTTCTCGCTCTACTTCCATGGCGCCGCGTTCACTGAAACCCCAGGGTTCCGCGGCGTCTCGCACCTGAGCGAGCACTTGCTCGCGGACGCGTTCTCCGATCTTGGAGACGATCTCTCTCGCTTGGGCTTGGCGCACAATGCCAGCACCGACCACCACAACGTCAACGTCTTCGCCACTGGGTTGACGGCATCTGTGCACCGCTACGTCGAAGACATCCTGCTTCGACCCGGAGCCAGGAACATCCTCTCCTACGTACCATCCCGTGAATCATTCGAGCGCGAGCGCGCGGTGGTGATCCAGGAGTACGAAACCTACCTATCCCAGGACGTCTGGGCGCTGATCATCAACATCCGGCGTAAGTTCTACAACTACTACGACGAGCTCGGTTACGACGCGGATCTGAAGGCGTTGACGTACGAGAATTTCATGGAGTTTTTCGAGTCCAGGTTCCGGCAGCCGACTGGGATCGTGTACACCGGCGATGTTGGTGCGTACAAGGAATGGCTGGAGCCCGAGTTCTGGAATCGAGGCCGCGCGATCATCGAGGTCAAGACCACAGGGCCGAATCTCCGACCGGAGTTCGATACCGATCGCGTGCGCGATTACGTGCCACAAAGCTTCTCCACGTCCGATCGCAAGTGCGTCATCGGGGACTGGTTCGAGGTCGAGGCCCAGGTTTGGGAGCACAAGATCATCCAGGAGCTATGGAACAATGGCAGCACGGAATCCGCACCGCTGATGGGCGAACTCAGGCATCGCAACGGCTTGTGCTACTCCACCGGAATTGTGATGGATCAGCGGCCGACGAACTTGGCGCTGCTGTACGTGACCACGGCGCCGGAGAACGTGGCCCGGGCTCGCGCGCTCGGTCACGATGTGCTTCGTAACTGGGAGCGGCATATCACCCGGGAACGGTTCAACCTCGTGATCGAAGGCATCCGGGTTCAGATCCAGATGATCGAGGCGAAGAACTTCAGCCGCGGCTACATCTCCAGGTTCGAAGCCACCGAGGACGCGGTGTTGACCACGGAACGGTTAGAGACGTTCACCTACGAACGCGCTTGCGAGATCATGTCCGGATTCGGCACCATGGCCATTCACCGCGCCGAAACCGGTGCCGAAATCATCCTGGACTGAACCAGTGACGAACCTATTCGGACCGGAAGAGATCACGTGCGAGCACTGTCACAAGGTGTACACCGTTTTCCGGAACCTTTTGATCGGCTGCCGCCGCTTCGCAACTTCTGCAGCGACGAGTGCAGGGTCGCGTTCGACGACGAGATGGACGCGGCCGGTCTTCATGATCGCTAGCACCCGATGATCCTAGCCAAATCGTGTACGTCGATCGTACATTTATGTGCTATTGGAGGGCTAGGCTAACTGGCTAAGTCGTCGGTCTTGAAAACCGATGTCCGCAAGGACTTGGGGGTTCGAAGCCCTCGCCCTCCGCTACACATACAGCCTGGTTGAGGCTGATTTCGCAAACACAAGGAACAACTGAAATGGCCACCAAGTCCGCTTCCCGCACCGAGACCTTGATCGTTCTGACGACGAATCCGGATCTCGCGCAGCCGTTCCCAAGCACCGGCGCTGCCGAGGCCTTCGCTGGTACGGCCGCCAAGAAGTACGGTGGTACGTGGGAGCGCAAGATGCTGAAGCGCATTTGCGTCGAGGCGCAGCCGCCGCGGGCTCCGTTCCTCTGCGCGCGGCACTATTACACCACCCAGGCCACTATCGACCAAGCCGAGGCGCAGGTAGTTACCGTAGAGGCGGCTTCTGCTGAGGTTTGATCTGAATCTGTACAAAGCCTCTTGACGTGTACATGTACGCGCATTAGGTTTGTTCCTACAAAGCCGCCATCGTGAAAGGGCGGTACGACTCTAAAACTTTCACGCCGCTGTCGTCTAGTGGCCTAGGACACCGCCCTCTCACGGCGGGTACACGAGTTCGAACCTCGTCAGCGGTATCCCAGATCTGGTGTCTTTACCAGTCGCGGCGTGCGCGCCGCATCAGAAATAGCACCAGCATGGGTGCAGTGAGGGAAAGATGCCCGTACGCGTTCGTTTCGCTCCGTCTCCCACCGGCTATCTCCACCTCGGTGGGGCCAGGTCTGCGTTGTTCAACTTCCTATTTGCTCGGAAGATGGGTGGCCAGTTCCTGCTTCGCATCGAAGACACGGACCGTACCCGCTACAACGAGCAGGCTCTGCACGATCTGATCCGGGATCTGAAGTGGCTGGGCTTGGACTGGGACGAAGGTCCTGGTGTCGGCGGCCCGCACGGCCCGTACCAGCAGAGCGAGCGCCTGGATCTCTACGAGAAGCATGCACAGATCCTGCTCGACTCCGGCGCCGCGTACCGTTGTTTCTGCACCGCCGAGCGTCTTGCGGAAGTGCGTAAGACCCAGGAGGAGCAGAAGCAGACTCCCGGTTACGATCGGCACTGTCGCGACCTTCCCGTGGAGGAATCCAACGAGCGCGCGGCCGCCGGTGATCCGTTCGTCGTCCGTTTCCGGGCTCCACTGCACGGATCCATGACCGTGCACGACATTTTGCGTGGCGACATCGAGTATCAGAACCACGTCCTCGACGACCTGGTGCTGATGAAGACCGACGGCTTTCCCACGTACCACATGGCCAGTGTGGTCGACGACCACGACATGGAGATCACGCACGTTCTGCGCGGTGAGGAATGGCTACCATCGACGCCCAGGCACGTGCTGCTGTACAAGGCCTTCGGGTGGGAGCCGCCGTTGTTCTGCCACATGCCGGTGATCTTGTCACCAACCGGTAAGGGCAAGCTGTCGAAGCGCGATGGTGCCATCTCCGTCGGCGACTACCGCGAGCGCGGTTACCTGCCGCAGGCTATGGTGAACTTCCTCGCCTTCATCGGCTGGAGCCCCGGCGACGAGCGGGAGAAGATGCCGCTCCAGGAACTGATCCAGGCCTTCAACCTGGAGCAGATCACGCCCAAGGCCGCTGTGTTCAACGAGACCAAGCTAGAGTGGATGAACGGCCAGTACCTGCTGGACACACCGGCGGAGGAACTGGTTCCAGAAGTCACGCGCCTGCTGGTGAAGTCCGGTTACCCAAGCGCAGCCGCCGACCAAGACCGTGTGCTCACGCACGTGCGTCTGCTGAAGGACAGGTCCAAGCGCCTGGACGAGCTCGTGGACACTGGTCTGTACTTCTGGGGCGACCCGGTCAACTACGAGGAGAAGGCCTGGGCCAAGCACTGGAAGCCGGAGACGACTGCGCAGCTGCTGGATTTGACGCAGAAGTTTCAGTTCTGGAACTGGACTGCTGACGCCTTGGAAGAGCTGTACCGTGCCACCGCCGAGGATCTTGGGATCAAGTTCGCGGCGTTGATCCATCCCACGCGCCTGGCCATTTCCGGCCTGAGCTTCGGACCTGGACTGTTCGAGCTGATGGAGGCGTTGGGTAAGGATACCGTACGCAAGCGCATGTACCGGGCCGTGCAGTACGCAGCATCCGTTTCCATCGTGCAAAGCACTCTCGCACCATAACCAAGGAAGTACAATGGCTCTCACCACGGAACAGATCGAAAAGGTCAACCAGGTCCTCAAGAACAAGCTCAACGTCGGTGCAGACAAGCTGGTCCCGACCGCGGACATCGTCGAGGATCTCGGCGCGGATTCGCTGGATCAGGTCGAGATCATCATGGCCCTCGAAGACGAACTCAACATCGAGATCCCAGACGAGACCGCGGAGAAGATGAAGACGGTCCAAAGCACCTACGACGTGCTCAGCTCGCTGCTTTCATAGCAGCAACCACGTTAGGAAGGACACAACGATGTCAGCACTGCTTCAGACGGTACCTTTCTTTCAGGATCGACACAGCTACATCTACACCGATGTGCTACGGTCCTACTCCGAGCCGTGGCGGCATTTCCACACCATCAAGCACGTTGAGAACATCCTGCTACGGATCCGTGCTTACGTCGACGATCCGGCCCAGCATGAGACCGGCGAGACCGCGGCGGAGAACATCAACCGCACCCGAGCGTATTTGTTCGCGGCTGTGTTCCACGACATCGTCTACGAACCTTGGTGCACGGTGCCGGGCAAGAACGAGGCCGAGTCGATCCTGGTCCTGTACCGGCATCTGGAGCACATCGAGTCCGCGGAGGTACTGCAGATGGCTGCGGATTTGATCCGCGCCACCGGGAACTTGAGCTACGACGGCGGCGATGAGTTCACGAATCGCTTCCTTCTCTGGGACCGGGCCTGGATCCTGCAAGCACGCACTGTTACGGACCTGATCCGGAACGGGCATCGGATCTGGCAGGAGTACTCGTTCCACCCATATCACGACTTCGTGGACGGGCACATGGATATTGTTTCCAAGGTGTACTGGAACAGTCGCGTCTCAGTTGACGATGTTTACGTCGACAAAGAGACGATCGAGGCCTACGGCCAGTACCTGCAGAACCGGCGACCACGGTTGGCGCTCTACCCAGGGTCGTTCAACCCATATCACATCGGCCACTCCTACATCGCCGCGCAGGCCCAGGCCATGTTCGACAAGGTGGTGATCGCCACCGGTGTGAACCCGAGCAAGCTGCCGATGTACAACGCCTGGGGTATCATCACGCCAGAACGTGTTGGTCGTGGGAAGTCGTCGTGGGTGCCACGAAACTTGCTGATGGACGACAAGAGCAATCAGAACTACGAGCATGTGGAATTCGCAGGCATGCTCTCGGATCTGGTTCGTGACTTCACCGACCTTGGTTACGACGTTGTGGTGGTCAAGGGCATACGCAACGCCGCGGACTTGGAGTCGGAGATGGTTCAGGCCGAGTTCACGCGCGCCGACAATCCGGAAGTGAAGTACGCGTACATTCCGTGTCCGGCCGCGCTTGCTCACATCTCCAGCTCCGCGATCCGCACCTTGAAGCAGTTCAGCAAGAACTACGACGACTACATCGCCGCCATTACCGACAACGTCGAACAACAGCCGACTCCTGTATGAGGGCGCGGGACCTGGTCGTCGTCTGCGGAAAGATCGCGAGCGGGAAGTCGCGGGCGTGCGCGGACGCGATCAAGGAAACTGACTACCAGGTGTTACAGCTCGATCGCCTCGCCGTGCATCTACGGCTGCACAACGACGAGTTTCGGAATGAATTCCGGACCTGGTGTATCGCGATCGGTCTCGAGCATCGCGATCGAGCGCCGGACGTCGACCGTTTCTTGTTCTCGAACATTTTGTTCAATCAGTTCGCACAGGACTCAGGTTTCCGATTCTTCCGTGCGTACCTGGACATCCAACGCCCGTACCTGCAGTACCACCTGGATCAACTGATCGCCGAAACACCGGCGCTCATCATCGAGGTTGCTGTTCCTCCGATCATGACCGGGCTCAAACTGCCGCCGCACCGCGGGTTCATCGTCGACGCCGGACTCAACGCCGAGGAGCGTGTCGCGCTTGTTCAGGCTCGAGGCTCGGCGATGACGGCACCGTTCATTCGAGGCATGTTGCGCTACCAGGAACAGCTGTTTGCTGGATACAACGGCGTCTTGTGTGGTCTACGCGGTTACGAAACATTCACATCCTACGACGGCAAGGACTGGGTGCCAGGCGACATCTGGGCCTCACGATTTCAACTGCACGGGAACCATCTATGAACGACAGCTACAAGCCACCGTTGGAGATCGAACGCAAGTACATCGTGCTTCAGGACGCCTGGCGGAGCTTTCCGATCCAGGAGTCGATCGGAATCTACCAAGGGTACTTGACCGCTCCGACCATGGACGTAGACGACGGAAACAAGGCTACGGTGCGAGTTCGCTTGATCAACCACGCCAACACCGCCTACGTCACGGTCAAGGGTCGTGGTGAGGACGACATTTCGCGCGCAGAATTCGAATACGCGATCCCACATCAAGATGCTCGGTACATGCTCGAGCACTTGTGCGGCGGCCGTGTGGTGAAGAAGACCCGTCACGTTATCCTGGCCGATGAAAGCATGCCGGGATTGAAGTGGGAAGTCGACGAGTTCCATGGTGAGAACCACGGTCTTGTGGTCGCCGAGATCGAGATTCCGGATCCGAACTACTCGGTGTCCTGCCCGATCTGGATCAAGGGTGAAGCGACGAAAGCTGAGTACAAACGGTTGTCGAACTTCCAGTTGGCGGTTCGCCCGTTCGCGGTGTGGCCCGAGGCCTGGAAGCACTGACGTGGACACCGGTAACGGAACCATCGAGATCAAGCTCACGCTGTCCACAATCAGGCAGGCGTCGGCGTTTCTGGCCTTCATGGAAGCCAACGGCATCGACGCGCACATCAGCGCCCGCGCCAGGTCCGAATACGTGAAGGGTGAACCGGCTCCGTCTCCAGAGGTTTACGCCGCGGAGCGTGTGCTGCAGCGTGGTGGCCTCCGTGTCTACGAGCCGCTGCAGCAGAGCGAGGGCGGCGCGGCCGTACACCAGATGCTCGGCGGTGCTATGCTGACTTCACGACAGCGCCTTGAAGTTCGTACAGTCGGTGCGTGATGCCACGTAACTCGTAATGTAGTCTGGTCAGGTGTGCGCGTCTGTGCGAACAGGCGGGTTTGTTTTCGCCACCGTAGCTCAGTTGGTAGAGCTACTGATTTGTAATCAGTCGGTCGTAGGTTCGACTCCTATCGGTGGCTCTTCGAGAACGCAATGTATTGGACTCGAAAGTCTTTCTTGCATTTTCTGACGCCGGCGTGTAAATTTGCAGGAGTTCCAAAGGACTCTCGCGTGCTCACGTTTTTATTGCTCCTCCTCTCCGCTTCCAACCCCGTCGTCGCCAAGGATTCCGCTTGTTGTGACACCTTGGTGCTGGACTCTCTCGGTCGCGAGATCGGAGATGGCAGCACTGTTACGTTGTCTGACGTACGGCGTCTACGCCATGCCGCGCTCCGGATCGCTGATACCAGTACATGCGCTGTCGCTCGTGATCGTGCGGAAGAGATGGCGTTCGACATGGAAACGATCGTGGTTTCGCTCGAACGGCATCGCTGAGGAAGTTTCGTCCAATCCTTTGCGTTTCTGTTACGAACACCATCAGGTGTTTGTAAATCAAGAACATGGCCGAGGATCAAACTAAAGCAACACCAAAGCGTAGAGACGCTGTGGTATTTATCGACATCGAGAGCTACTTCCGGGGTACACGAGAGTGCTTCGGCGCCCGGGTTCCGGACGTCAACATTCAGGTCCTGGCGGAGGAGCTGGCGAAGCTTTCGGACGTGAACCTGGTGCGCGCGTATTCGTATCTGGTGCTGCCGCCGCGCGCCAGCTGCCCGGATCGGAACAACATGTTCGACCGTGTGATCGAGTGCGCGACGGCTCCGTGGAGCACTATCCGGGTGTACGACGAACATCCGATGCCACGCCTCTCATTCCGTGATGACGGTGCCCCTGGGCCGGCCGTGCGCGTGCTGGATCATTCCGACGTGATGGTCGGCATGGCCGTCGACGCCGTCAACGAATTGTTCAGTTACGAAGCGGATTCGTTCCTCTTCGTTTCCAGGGAACACGCGAACGCACGTCTTGCATCTCGTCTGCACGAGATCACGAAACAAGAGCGCACATTCGTGCACCTGCGCAGCGCTACATGCTACAACGCCGAACTGAAACCTCCAATTATTAACGGTACGGATTGGTTGTACATCACGCAGGAGATGTACGAGGCGGCTCGTCTTCGTCCCGAGGGAAACACGTGAGCGTCCTCAACGATCACTATCAGCGTTCTGACGCGCAGCTCTACGGTGCTTTCAAGTACCCGACGCTTCGCAACGAAGACGCCGTGCTACTGGCGACATTGATGGATGACTGCTTATACCAAGCTCTCAACGCTGTGGACACGCACACGAATTGGATCACAACCGAGTACGCGAAACTTGTCGTCGCTACGATCTTCAAAGGCGCCAACAAGTCCAACAAGTCCTACAGCATGGTCAGCGATCGCTACTTCGTGACCACGTTACCGCAGACAAGTCACCTGCGCTTCCAGGCAAAATCCTCGTCGGCGTGGCTGCACGTTGTGCGTGACCAAGTAGCACCATTCCGCGAGATCCACTTGGAGACGCTGTCACGTTTCGAGAAACACTGCTCCGCACTATCGGTGTGGTCCGCGGCCGACAGCACCTACGCGAAAGTGCAGATGCTGGAGAAAGAGCTCGGTTGCGGTACCGGCGGCTTGTACGGTGCTGTCGCCGAGGCCAAAGCACAGCTTGCGCGCTGTCACGACATCACCGCCAGGATGGCACGGCCGTATCTGCGCCGCGTCGTCTCCGAAGCAATGCGCTTCGCCAAGACGAACGACCCGAACGCGTTCTTGGACAACTACCAGAACGGTTACTGGGGTGTCATGACCGCGATCGGAAAGTACAACACCCACGTCGGTGCTTTCGCGTACTTCGTTGACATCTGGATCAAGAACAAGATGATCAGCGGCATCTCGAACGCCAGCAACTCCATGTCGTTGCCGGACCGGGTATGGCGGCACAAGAAGTTCCTGGACGCACATCCGACGAAGACTGTCGGAGAGATCGCAAAGCTCGAGGGTGTCAGCCCGGATTTGCTGTCGAGCTCGTCACAGCTCTTGGAAGTACGCACGGCGGCTCCACTCATCGAAGAGAACGACGAGAACGCGGACTCTCTCGACGACTACCACGATCGCGACATCGAAGAGATCGAGAACCACACCCTGGTCTTGGACCAATTGAAGCTGTACACGAAACATCTGTCTGCGCAGCACCGGCTCGTGCTTGGTCTCGCGTTCGATGTCAATTTGTTCAACGACATTCCACAGGAGGACATTGAGAAGGAAGCGGCCAAGCAACTCTACGTTGCGCACGCCCGTGCGCACTAACAACACTGCGAAAACTGTGACACGCCTGTGCCGTAAACTCGGCCCGCGCATTCAAAAACTATGGAGATGACTATGTCAGGATGGGAAAACTTCGGCGAGAGGCAAAAGCAGACGTACTGGGATTCGAGCCTGGATGTCTTCGACCACACAAAATTTGCTGGTGTGGACGTGGAGATGCGTCTGATCACCGAAATTCCGTTCGTGTACGTCACGCACTGGGTCTATCGTGACCTCATCGACGCCTGGCTGCACGCCAACGACCGGGAAGCGCTGAAAGCCAAGTACAAAGGCAAGCTCTCAGGCAAGACCGGGCCGAAGAAGAAAAGCTGGGAATGCTTGGACTTCAACCACGAAACTCGCAGGTCCGATCGCTGCAACGATCCGCTCTGCACGACGTACTCCCGGTACATCGAGATCCCGGATCCGACGTCGCTGTTCCAAGCTTTCTGGCGGGTGCCCTCAAGCCCGAACGCGCAGTTGCGGAACTGGCAAGCAGCGAAGGTCTTCCGCTTCGGCCGCGGCGCCGCGGAGAAGCTCGGAACTGTTATCCGAGATCAAGGCAAGCTGATCGCGGATCCGGACAAGGGCTACTCCATCTACACCACGTACACGGCAAACCAGGGTGCGAACACGTGGTCGGTTCGGTTCGGTTCACGCTCTGTACTACCTCCGGCGATGCGTGCCGCCATCCCGAAGTCCTTGATCAATTTCGCGGACTTGTACCAGAAGCCGACGGTGCAGGAAGTCGAGGATTGGCTGCTTTCGGCCGGCTACCCGAAACTTCTGGACCCGAATTTCGTTCCCACGGCTCAAGGCCAGGGCGGCCAGGGCGGCCAAGCTGGTTTCGGTGGTCAAGGAGCAGGATACCCGCCAGCAGCGCCTGGCGGCTACCCACCTGGTGGTCGTGCACCTGCACGTCAGCAGCCTGGTGCCGGCTATCCGCCTGTTGCACCTGGTGGCTTCCCTGCCGCTGGCGGCTACGCAACCCAGGACGCGGGTTACGAGGGTTTCACCACGGACGAGTTCGCGCCCGGCCAAGACGCTGGCTTCCAGGATCCGAACGCCGGTCTCCAAGACCCAGGTTTCAGTGGCGGTGACTTCGGCGTCGCTGGTGGCGACTTCGGACCTGCCGGCGGTTTCGACGATCAAGGTTTTGCTGGTGCTGGTGCTTTTCCGCAAGACGGAGGCTTTGGTGGCGACGAGTTTGACGCCGTTCCAGAACTTCCACCGGCACAGCCGCAGCTACGCCAGCCTGCGCAACAGCTGCGGCCACAAGCTCCAGCAGCCAGGCCACCGATGCCGGGGCAGCAGCCGCTGCAACGGCCGCAAGTTCCAATGGCTCCGCGTCCTGGTATTGCACAAGCTCCTCGGCAGCCAATGCCGGGGCAACAGTCGATGCCGCGTCCGGTAGCGCCTCCTGGCTACCAGCAGCCAGGTGCAAGGCCTATGCCTCGTCCCGCGGCGCCTCCGCAGCAGCCCGGGCGTCGCTGAGTTGTAGAGTCTCTGAACACGCCGGCTAACTACCGGCGTGTTTTCTTTCCGGGGGATTTGTGGAACAAGCGACCGCTGTTTTGCTGTACGTGGACAGATTGACAGACAATGTGGAAACAGCAGTAGCCACGCTGACGCATTTGCAACGCATCCAAGCCGATGCTCAGGTGTGCACGGCATTTCAAGTGGTACGGTTGCCGACGTTGATTCTGTACAACGAAGGGCACGAGGAAACCGCTCGGGCGTTCGGAAACCTCAACATTCTCGAGCTTGTTCGCCAAGCTATCTCGACGACCGATGCTGATCGTTGTTGACAGTCCAAGGAAGATCACGACGCTGAAGCCTTGGTTTTCCAAGGACAAGTTGATCTCCGTTGAATTTCCGCTCTACACCAGGTTCAAGCGTGGTCGTATCCGTGTCGATACCTGGCCGGATTTGAAGGTTTTCTCCAGGCCTGAGATCACACAGGTGCAGAAGTCAGCCGTTGGTTCGGACGTGCTCTGCATACTCGACGATACTGCGTATGGTCGTGTACAGGCTCGAGACCTGGCGTTGGCGTTGGCGGACTTGAACAACACGGTTTCGTTCAAGTTCGTAAAGGCGTATACGCGCGAGGCAATTGAATCCGCAGCTGCTGTGGCCGACGTTCCGGAAGACTGCGACATCCGTTACACAGTCAACAGGATCGTCAGCGCCCGTGTCGAGGAGCTCCTCGAGGCTTATTGCGGTGACGACAGCTCGATGTCGTTGACGTGGCAACAAGCTCACGTTCTTGGTGCTATTCGGCGCGCTTCTTCTGGGAGTCCGAAGCTCATTGACGTGTTCCAAGATCAAGCGCAACGTGTGTACAAAGGAACATTCGATGAAAGTGCAGAGCCCGCCGTCTCCGGGCTCAAGATCACATTTCGTCCGGTTCGCAAGTCCGTGCTTGACCTGGCCACGGAAGACATCGACTTCGACATTTTGTATCAGGCCTTGGATCGCTTGCGTGCCTCCGGCTACATCGCAGTGTCCGAAGGCCTGTTTGAATCACCAGTTTTCGACGACATCGCTGAAGAAGTCAGAACGCATCTACTCAGCCTCAACGTTGACGGCTTAGCGGAACCCGTAGTACCTGGCTTCTTCGTAACCAATCTAGCGCGCGACATCGCGAAAGTTCCGGAATCAGATCTCGTACGCAAAGTGTACCATATGATCTGGAACGACACACTACTTGGTTGCTGCGGACCTGTGTGTGTTGATGCAGTACGCGCTTGCATCTCTGGCTTGGAGACGTTGTACGCGTGCCCTGAGCGTCAGACTTGGCTCGCGATCTCCGGCGTCGTTGTGAGTTCAGAGGCGCTTCCCGCGAGCTTACCTGCGGCTGCAGTTCGACGCCAGCTCGAGATTCCATGCGCCACGAACAGAACACTTGCGGTTGCTGCTTCGGAAGCTGGGTTCACCAGTCGCGATTTGTGGAGTGCGTGCTCCTACTTGTTGCGCAAAAAGTTTGTTCTGCGTCAGCAAGGCCGGTGGTATTTGACGTCACGTGCGTGCATGTCACTTCATGTTCTGGAACACACGTTTCCGGACGCGATCAACGGCCGCCTCTCCGGGCACGTGCAACGTCTTACGGATTTTCACAACCGCAGCACGAACAACAGCGAAAGCGTTCGTAACCTCGAGACCATGTCCGAGATCAAGAACTACCTGTCGGAGAATTCGAACACCGTCGACGCGAACGATATGTGGATCGCACTCGCTGGAAACGCGGAACCGCATGTGTCCGCGAACGCCGCCTGGGTGGAAGAAACAGGAGCGGCACGTGGTATTGTGTTCGACGGTGCCACCGACGAATTTCAGCTTGTGTCGCCGGACCAGAAGGTTTTGGATCCATGTCCGAAGTGCGAGGCTGATCTTGTAAATAAAGGAAGCATTGCTGGCATACGAGAGTATGTCGTGTCAACTGAGCTGAGCCCTACATATGAGACAACAACCAGATGCGCTTCTTGTGGCGGCGTACGCCCCTTGCTTGGCATCTTGGAAAGGACCTGAACGTGCTGAAACCGACCTCTGTCCAAGCCAAAGCTCCCGCACGCGCATCAGTTCCGGCAAAACCGGTTCCGGTTCGATCCGCGGCACCGGTGAAGCCGGCAGCAAAACCAGCGGCGAAGCCTGCAGGCTCGGTGGCTGCACCAGCGAAAGCTGGTACCGCGAAGGCGGCTCCGACGCCTGTTAGGCGCCCGACACCGCCGGTATCCGCGTCGGTTGCGACAACTGCAATCGCTGTGCACACGGAGTCCAAGAGCGGGAAGGTGTTGGTTCCGTTCGACGCCGCTGCGATGGCTCTGCAGAAGGAAATCGACGCGATCGAGCGTACGGTTGGCATCGATACCACGCATCTTGTGCAGACCGGGTACGTGCAGAACGCCATCCACACCGGTGTGCTCATGTACGACTTCGTTGTCGGCGGCGGTGTCGCTCCTGGCCGTTTCTCGATCCTGCCTGGTCGTGAAGGTTCTGGAAAGTCCACGATCATCGACAACCTCGCCGCGGTGTGCTCGTTGCAGGGTGTACCCATCTACTGGTTCGACGCCGAAGCCGCGCTGGATCCGAATTACGTCGGCCGAATCTTCGCTCGTTACGGACTCCGGTTCCAGGACATGCTTGGTGTTCGTGACCCGAAAACCGGAAACTGGGTGCTCCCGCCTCGGATTCGCTACTCCCAGGACAGCATCGGCGAGCACGTGTTCAAGACAATCCACAGCATTTGCAAGATGTTGCCGATTGTACGTCAGCGGCCGCAGGATGGTGTCTGGTTCAAGTTCCTCGAAGTCAAGGGCAGGCCTGGACGTTGGGTGGAAGACGAACGCGAAGGCAAGCCGCAGTTCCTGTTCCTGATCGACTCCTGGCCGGCTCTGCTCACCGAGGCCATGGACGAGAACCACGACCGGTCTCCGATGGCGGAACAGGCGCGCATGTTCGCCTCCTACATCCGCTTGATCAAGGCACCGGTCTCGCAGCGAAACTGCTTGATGATGTCCGTGAACCAGATCCGGCAGAAGCCTGGTGTTACTCAGGGCTGCCTTCACGGCGACGTCGTGGTTCCTCTGGTGGACGGCCGATCGTTGACGATGCAAGAGATCGTGGACAGCCAGATCCAAGGCCAGGTTTGGTCCTTGGACGAAACCACCGGGAAGATGGAGCCAAAGAACATCACGGGCTGGCACGACAACGGTATGGTGGAGAACGCAGAGGACTGGATCACGATCCAAGGCCAGGCCGTGGACACACCGAACGGCGTTGTCGGTTTCACCGTCACCCCGGACCACGAGGTCAAGATCGGCGCCGGGAAGCGGTGGAAGAAGGCGAAGGCTGTCCGGGTTGGGGACAAGCTGCTGACCAAACGCGTGGACGTCATCAACGGCACACTCCGGGAATTCATGCTCGGCAAATTCGTCGGTGACTGCGGCCTGTACGCGGATAAGCGCGCAGGTAACGCAGCGTTCAAACTCGCGAACGCGGAACAACCGGAGTACTTGGAGTGGACACGATCCAAGCTGGAACCGCACTTCCAGTTCCGCGAGTACAAGCACGCACGAGGAAATCGCGTCTACGGGACGCAAGCGACAGCTGAGCTTCGAACCTGGTTTGATCGTCTTGAGGGTCGTCGCAGCTTCCGCGCCGTCACCAAGGAGTTCACCGCATTGAGTCTCGCGGTTTGGTACATGGACGACGGACATCTTGCTCAGAGGTCCACGAATAGCTACAGCGCTGTATTCACGTTCAAGAGGTTTCGTGATGAGAACTCAGAAGCATCCGCGATCTCGCGGATGTTGGAGCGCTTTGATCTCGAACACACGATGCACAAGGACTGCATCAGTGCCTCTTTGACGGCCGCAGGCACAAAGCACCTATGTGCTCTTGTGGCTCCTTACATTCCGCCGAGCATGCAGTACAAGCTCATCCCGGAGTATCGCGGTCAGTACCAAGAATTCGAGCTGGATTCGACACCAGAAGTGGTCCCTGTGGAAGTTCTGGTTACATCCGTCAATCGCGGCAGCCCTAGGATGTTTCGGTCCAGGCGCAAGTTCGACATCACCGTTGCAGACAACCACAACTACATGGTCGGTAACAAGTACAACGGGGTAATAGTCCATAATTCACCCGACTACGAACCGGGAGGGACTGCGCTGCACTACTTCACCGACGTGCGGACCCAGATCATGCGCGTGAGCCCGGGTACACTTGGCGTCGGCAAGGGCACGTATTCGGAGGAGCCAGGTCTCGCCGGTGGCGTGGACAAGTACGTGTACGCGCGGTTGAAGAACACCAAGAACAAATCCTTCACTCCGTTCCGCGAGAGCACGATCCGGATTCGCTTCGAGCACGATGGACAACCAGGCGACGGCATCTGCCAGACCTGGGACGTGATGCAGTACCTGCTCGCGACCGGACAAGCGACGCCAATTCGCGGCCAAGCACTGGAGATGCATCTCCTTCCTGGAACAAAGACGTCGCGTCAACAGTCGATCTTCACCGACGGTGAACATATTCCGCGGGCGAAGCTGAAGGAGATCGTCGAGGGGCCAGCAAATCGTCAGGCCTTGTACAAGCATTGCTTGCAGCAGATCCGCAACGGATTCGCGTTCGAGATCGAGATCGATTCGGTTAAGAGGTTGATCGCGAATGCTCCCGCACCAGGTTCCGAGCCCGCGGACGACTTGCTGAACTTCTCCGACGAAAACACGATCGAGGCATGAACAAGGCGGCCACAACACCGAGCGCGAAAGCGGTGGCTGTGCCAATGGCGTACGGCCTGTTCCACGGTGCGGACTTCCACACCGGCGCGTTCCGCTACATCCCGGATGCGCTTGCGCGGACGAAGAAGATGTTCAGCGAGGTCAAGCGAGTTGTGCTTTCCGTGCCGGCGAAGATGCGCATCCTGTGCATCGTCGGTGACGCCTACGACCGCAAGACGATCACCGAGGAGGAACGGAATGCGTTCCTGGAATTCGTCATCGATCTCGTGCTCAGCGGCGTCCACGTCATCCTCATCAACGGCAACCACGATTTCTACAACGAGTCGTTGACGCTGATCGAGCCGGTGAAGCAGATGTCTCGATTGGTTGACCACCTGCACGTCCACACCAAGACCCCAGGTGTTACCACGATCGGTGAGATCTCGTTCGGATGTGTGCCTTGCACCCAGGGCCTGACGACGGACCAGGTCACGGCGTTGGCAACGATGCTGTATAAGCAAGCGCACCGGGACGGCAAGCCACCGCGCGCATTCTACATGCTCGTGCACGAGGCCGTCTATGGCGCGGTGAACCACAAACGGACGTGGAAGGCGAAGTCGGACAAGTATCTACGCATTCCGGATCTACCGTTCGTGACAGGTTGGATGCTCGGCGACATCCACGAGTGCCAGCAGATCCATACCCGGGCATGGTACAGCGGGGCACCGTACCAGGTCAAGTCCGATGAATCCGAGCGCTGCGGGATCCTGCAGTGGGCGGGATCGCAGACACGCTTCCACTCCCTGAACGTACCTGGGTTCCGCTACACCGCGGACATCACTGTGGCGAAGAAGCTGGCGGCCGAGGGCCACTACGTGCGTTTCACCGGCAAAGCCTCGGAAGCGGAGCTGAAATCTTTGCCTGCAACGGTGATGTGCGATGGCGACATTGCCGCGATCGAGCTTGACGTCGACGTCGCGGTGCCGGACCTCAACATAACAAGCATGGGCTCGGTGGATCTAATCTCTCCGCTTCCGGATTTCTTGGCCCGGGACGGGTGCAACGAACGCCAACAGCATCGTGGTGTCGAGCTCGTGCTTGGAATCAAGAAGATGCTCGCCGCGCGCTCTGACCAAAACCAAACCACGGAGGTCGACGATGAAGAATACTGACATCATCTTGAGCATGGATCCTGGAAAACAGTTCTTTGCCTGGTCGATCTTGGACGGCGCCGGTCATTTGCTTGACACTGGAATGATCGAGAATCCAATACAAGAATTCAGGTTCATGTTCTTTCGCCGTCAGATTCTGGCTTACACCAAAGAGATCCAAGATCTTCTGTCTCGACACACGTACTTCGCCATCGCCGCTGAAAGGTATCAGATCAGGGGTATGGGATCGGTCGGTGAAGTGTGCGAGTTCGTGAACCTGATGCTCGGCATCGTGACCGCGGAGGCGCTCCGGTTGCCCGCGCCACGGCCACATCTGGACTTCATGCCGGCTGGGGTCTGGAAGAACTGGCTGTCTACGATCATGCTTGGCGACCCCGGCGCGTTGGAGAAGACTCCGGACGCGTTCGGTTACCCGTTCGTGACCAAGCAGGCGAGCAGCCGCGCGGTGCGCAACGTCATTCCGGTCAAGGAGCACCAGTTCGACGCCATCGGCATCGGACTGTTCTTTGTTGCCCGGGAGACGAAGAACGAGGATGCCTACGACATGATCGTGAACGCGACCAAGCCGGATCTGGATCGAATCTACCAGGAGCGGTTGCAGCATGGCTGAAGCAGTTACGAAAGAGGAAGTTCAATGGTTCGTCAAGGACTTCATTGCCTCACCGCCTGCGGTACGTGCCCAGGTTCTGAGCCAGCTGCGTCGAGACCAGGTTGAAGGAGACTCCGCGTTCTACTGCGAACGCTTGGGTTGCACGATCGCTATTCCTTGTGGACTGAAGGCCTGCGACTTCCATGTCGCGGACAAGAAGCTTCGGAACTGTAGGCTGTCCGCTCGCGGGAAGGAACGGAATGAGGTAGCGGACATCGCCGCCGCCTTTGGTGTTGACGAAGCCGAAGCAAAGCAGATGCTCGCTGACGTGTTCATGACCCTGCGTGAGGCATCGTTGCAGGAGGCGATGGACGCCGCGAACGTGAATCGCTACACGCTGATGCCGCATACCAACGTGTGCGTCGTCTGCGGCGGCGTAACAGATACACCGTACCAGGTCACCGACGAAGGCTTCATGTACTGCCGCAAGGAGTGCTTTCGGGAGAAGCCCCCGAACCTTCTGCGCATCGAGTGCTTGTTCCGCGCTGACGTCCGGTATGTTCTGCGTGTGGCGCTGAACACGTTCAAGCAGATTCCCATGATCGCGAGCGCGCTACGCATTCAGCGCTCGATCTTGTTGCGTCACTACGAATTCTACCTGGGTATAAAACCACACCAGTTTGGCGTTGACGTCGCGGACATCGTGGATCTTCTGCGTACGCGTCGGCCGACGACATTCGACGACTTCATCGTGTTCGATCGGAACCAGCTCCTTCAGTACCCGGGATGGAAACGTCTCGAAGACATCGCACTCGCGCTGGCTCGCACGCTCTAATTTCGGTGTTGCAAAACACGAGGCATTGACTGTGACGTAGTTCTGCTTTCGGGCAACTCCTAGCAGAATGCCACCGAACTACTTCACCGAAGGGTACACCCCGAAGCTCGAGCCGGTTACGCCGATCGAAGCGGTGAATCGGAGATCGCAAGCACACGTCAAGACTACGGTAAAGAACGCGGTGCTGGACCTGCTCCGTTCGTACTTGGCCGAGGATGGGAAGTACCGGAACCTTACCGAACAGCTGTTTCCAGACGCGCTCAAATTCGTCTTGGATCCGTTCCAAAAGACTGAAGCTACAGAAGCTGAGAACAAGGTGCACATGCCTGTGTACAAGTTCTCCGCCGACATTCAGTCCTACATGCCTTGTATCATTCTCAACGACACTGGCATTCAGTACAAGAGCGCCGGCCTCGGATTCGGCCAAGGTACTGTCCGCCTTGGCCCGAAGCGCATCGGACAGATCATCACCGTCTTGCGTACCGTCAGCTTGAACATGCTTTTGGCGACGCAGGACCAGACATCGACCGATTCCCTTGTCGACGCCGTATCCCTCATCTTTGGTGATCTCCTCGGCATCACCAGCGGCATGGCCTTAACCGGAAAAGGTCCGGGCGAACACTGGATCGTGCGTTTTCCGAAAGTCCCTGAGCTTGGCTCGTCTGAGCACACCCAGGTTGCTGACGATCCGAAGGACATGATCTGGACCTCCATCACGACGCTTCAGGTCGAGTACGAAGACTCGTTCATGCTGGAGTTCGACGAGCCGGAGTGGGAATACCAAGCTGTCTCGCAGGGCGGAATGCCGGTTCGGACCCTCAATTTTCCAGCGAGCGTACGTGTCGGCCAGGAGGTCACAGGCTCAGCCAGGTTCGAGAAGACAGGCGACGTGCTTAGCGTCGCCGACCCTCGCGTGCTCATGCTACGGCACGGCACACTTCCTGGCCAGTACTACGCGCGCGGCTTGCGTCCCGGCACCACCGCAATTCGTGTTGTGGCCGGAAACGTGATGGATGCCGGACCACACGCAAATGTGGTCGAGTCCGTCAACATCGAAGTTCGTTACTGATCCAAATCATGAAATCAGCAATCCAAGTCAACATATAAACGGAGAAACTCCTGATGGCAACAGACACCCTGACAACGAACCGCGAGTATGTGCTGCCTGGCACGTACATCGGTGAGGACATCCAACCCGCAAACGTCACACTTGCGCCGGATGCTCGCGTTCCAACCTACCTCGGCAAGGGATCGCAGTACATCCTGGTCAGCAACGACACGATCGTGCGTGGTTACGTGAACAACGCACCACTGACCTTCTCGAAGTCCAGTCCCTGGAACGCTGTGCTGCCTACGATCGCAACCGGTGACACCGACACCGCGGTTCTGGCGGACTCGACAGGCATCGAAGTATCGAAGGGCCAGTGGTACTTCAGCGACGACCTGAAGTCGATTTACGTCTCGGACTCGGCGTACAACCCTGCAAGCTCGTACTTGCTCTCCTACCAAGGAAACGATACCAGCCTTCCGGACGCGATTCCGACATCGGATCTGCGCGTGCTGAGCGCCATCGGTTCCCAACTGGACCAGAGCCAGTACAAGCGCAACACCGACTTCTTCATCGACGTCGCGACCGACGCTCCTGCAGCTTCGGTGGACGACACCGGCGCCGTGGTCCAGCAGGCCAACCCCACGACTTCATTCTCCGGCATCACCCATACCGGGACTGGAACCGGAACCGTCGCATTGGATGCCTACGCCGAGTACACGCACAACTACACGCGTGCCTACACGCTCAAGGTGGTGTCCGTGTCCGGAACGGTTACGACGTTCTCCTGGACCGCGACTCCAGTCAGCGCCGGCAACGAATCCACCTTCGCCGTTCCTCTGACACCTTCGATCGATGATCCGACGTTCACCGTGGATTCCACGAGCGAGCAGACCTGGCTGACGACGCTGGAACTCGGTGCTCGGCTGTCGCTCGGTGGCAGTGGCTACGTCGTCGGTGACACCTACACGTTCACCGGCTACGGCCCGTCTCTGATTGAGAACGACTCCGCGCAGCTGAATACGAACCAGTACGCGACCGCGACTCCTGTGGTTGGCGCTCTCGACAACACGAACACCGGAAGCTTGATCGTCGACGCCAGCACGTTCACTGGCGTCAAGAACCTGCTTTTCAAGGCCGAGATCATCGAGGTCGATCCTGGTGCTGTTGATGGCACGCTGCCGGTCGGATCCGTCACGTTCACCGGAGCTCCTGCAGACGGTGGTGGCGTCACCGTGGACAACGGACGCACCGGTGTTTCCCAGACGGTCAAGACGTTCGAGTTCGACAGCAACGGTGTACAGACCATCGCCGGGTCCACGCTCGTTACCGAGCCGGTGACCGCGGCCGTACCAGCAACCGGCATCGTGCAGTTCACCGGATCCGCATCGGACACACCGGCTGACGGCGCGACCGTGACTCTTACCGACGGTGTTCGTACCGTCGTGTTCGAGTTCGATGCCGACGGTGTCCTCACCAACCCCGGCGCAACCCGGGTGATCCTCAGTTCAACACCAGGATCTCAGAGCGCGAACACCGCAGCCAACCTGACGACAGCGATCACCAGCTCGACGCTTCGGATCACTCCAACGAACGTGAGCAGTGGAAATGGCGGCGTCGGCAAGCTGACGCTCGTCAACCAGGTGGCCGGTGTCATCGGCAACGCCTCGATCGCCGTTTCCGGCGTCGGCGTCATCGCTTCCGGCTTCTCAGGCGGTGCAGACGCCAGTGTCAGCGTGAGCGGGACGGTTACGAATTTCGTGGCCGCCGTCAACGCTTTCGCCGCAAGCTTGAGCATGATCGCCGTCGTCGACGCTGCGGTGTCGACTCAGGTGAACCTCAAGCACGGTGCTCGGTTTGTACTGAGCGCGCTTCCACTTGATGGTGAAACGCTCACGGTTCTCGTGGGCGGAGTCTCGACCGTGTTCAAGTTCACTGCAACATCGGTGTTGGCGACGGACATCACCATCGGCGTCACACCGATGGCGACGCTCGCGACGGCCGCCACCGTGATCGCTGGTGTCGCTTCTGTGCTGACTCTGGCCTCGTCCTCCACGCTGGTTGTCGTGCCGAAGACAGGCCGCAACATCTCGCTGACCTCGGCGATTGGAACAGTGATCCCGTCTGTGGTCGACGATCCTGCAAGCACAAGCAACGGCAACGTCGCAATCACAGGAACGAACCTCACAAACGTGCAGCTGGCCGGATTCACCGGCGGTGCTGACGCAAGTGTCAGCCCAGACCGCGTTACTGTGGCCTGGGGTACCGCTGGTGACGCGTTCACCTCCGGGGTAAGCGTTCTTCAGGACGGGACATCCACCGTTCTGTACGAGAACGTGGCACTCGGTCTGAGCAAGGCCACAGCAGCCGCAGCCATCGCAACCGTGCACCTGGTCTCGAATCCTGCCGACGCCGATCTCGTCGTCGTACCGGACGGCATCTTGGTCACACCGGTGACGTTCGAGTTCGACACCGGCTTTCCTGTTGGTGTTGGTGCCGGGCACACCGCTGTTGTCGTAGGTGCTACACCTGCGGCTTCGGCGACAAACTTGGCCGCCGCGATCAACAACAGCGCACTGCAGGTCACGGCCGTCGCCATTGGTTCGACGGTCACGTTGACTCTGAAGAAGAACGGTGCCGGACCCGGAAACGCGTACAACACCCCGGTGACCACGACAAGCTCGGTCATTCAGGTCATCGGTTTCGCAGGTGGCCAGTCGAACTACTCCGCAGGTGACACGTTCACCTGGACGGTGAAGGCTCCACGCCGGTTCGTCACCGCTCTGGACGACAGGACGACAACGCTGGTCGTTACCCAGGTCGGCAGTCTTTCGGATCCAAACACCGTCGGTGTGCTGTACGAGTCCAATACCGCAGAGGGTGGATTCGGAGAGCTGTCCGCGGATACAGCGAACGACGGCTACATCTCGCTTCCCGGGCAGATCCGTTTGGCAGTGCGCAACGCCAGCAGGTTCGCCATCGGTGACCGCTTCACGGTCACGCACACGAACAACGGCAAGCTCTACTGGACGCTCAACGCGAAGTCCAACGAGGTGTTCACCGCATCGGACGTGCTCACGGACCGCAACGGATCCGTGACGGGCAAGTACGGCGCTCTGTACATCAACCTGGCGAACGCACCGATCAGCGGAACCTTGAAGATCCTGCTCGGCGCCGCCGTCTTCACCGCGTACACACAGCTCAGCAACAGCTCGATCATCGTCTTGAACGTCTCCGACGTTACGGCGCTGGCCTCGGGGCTGACAGTGTCGTACACGTACGAAGGCAACGAGCCGGCGATCGGGACCACCTACTACGTCTCTGGCCAGTACAAGCGTCCGGATTCCTACTACAACACGCCGTACATCTTCTACGACCTGCGCTCCGCCAAGTCCTTCCTGGCACCGATCACGGCCGATAACGATCTCGCGATCGCGGTCGAGCTCGCGTTCGATCAGGCTCAGGCTCCGCAGGCCGTGGCCGTGATCCAGATCAAGGACGCGGATGGTGACGGTTCGTTCTCCAACCAGGACATCGACAACGCCCTCTCTGGCGCCAAGGAAGTCTACTACGAGACGGACATCGTTCCACTTCGTCTGCAGAAGTACCTGTCGAAGTTCTTGGCGTTCAACGTGACCGCAGCGGATCCGTTCGAGAAACGCGAGCACATGTTCTACTACGGCGCCGCAGTCGGGACTCCGATCGGGAGCTCGAGCGTGAGCGGCAGCGTCATCTACACCGCGAAGACGACACTCCAGGTGTTCGGAACCTCCTACGCGCACGGAAGCCGGGTTATGACCGCTCCGCGCATGGCGAAGAAGACGATCACCCTGAGCGACAACACCAGCGTGACCGTGGTACTGGACGGCTCGTTCGTCGCCGCGGCTACCGCCGCTTGCGTCGCCGGCATGCCGACGTACTCGCAGACGTTGCTCAAGACCAAGCTCCTGGGATTCGACTACGTGGAGACGTTCGGCGCCTCCACGAACATCGCTCTGGGTGCTGCGAACATCATCTTCTTCAGCGACGCCGGCTCCGGCGTCTACGTGTTCGAGGAAGATCAGACCGTCGACAACTACACACCAGAGTTCCATGAGATTCTGCCGATGCGGACCAAGCAGGATGTCACGCGCACCGTTCGTCGCGAGATGGACGCGAGCGTCATCGGCATGGTCCCGAACACCAAGGGCGACGCGAAGGCGACCGTGGCGGCTCGGCTCATGCAGATCCTCATCACCTTGGTCAACAACGGTGTCACAGCACCGTACCAGGACGACTCGGGTAACGTCAGGCAGATCAACTCCAGCGACGTTGAAGTCTTCGCCGACTCCGCCGGGGATTACACGAAGTTCAACTTCATCTACGGGTTCTACACCAGGTTCGCGATCAAGAGGCTCTACGGTCTCTACGTCACGAACAAGAGTGTCGCTGGCTGAGGCTGAGTGATGTCGCACGTCACCAAGTCCAAACCGAACCTTCTCGAGGTCGTGCGGAAGCTTCGTGCCTGCGGGCACGTGGCGACCGCCTTGGACTTGGTGCGTGCGGTCGGAATCCAGGAAGTGCTGGTTCCGACCGTGGCGAAGACGCCGAAGCCGAAATACATCCGGGAAAAGGCCCGCAGCGCGTACATCCACGTCGTTGCGGACGTCGACCCGGAACAACAGCAGCGGATCCTCAACGACTTCCGAACCCTCGCGACTTGTTCCGAGCCGTGGCTTTCGAAAGTCGGTGACGACAGCCTGATGAAGATCGCACTTCCAGGCAAGGTTGTCGTCTACGCGTTCCGCGTGCCGTTGGAGAAGTATTCGGCTTCGTCCATTCCGGCGATGCTCTCCAAGTCCCAGCTCCTTGAGGCCTACACACGCAAACCAAGATCTGATGCGCAGCACCACGTAACTAAGCAGGAGAACTGAAATGACAGCACTCAACACGACGTACGCGCCGACACCTACCGGTAGCGTCGTCAACCAGATGGACTTCGCTGGACATGAGTCCACGTTGCCCAGGACCAAGATCTACCACGGCATGGACATCGCCGTCGAGTACGGTTCCAACCACTACCGGATCGGACGCATCCAGTCCTGGGCACCCCAGGCGCGCACCCGGCAGGCCATCCACAAGTACGAGCTCAGCTCTGCAACCTTCGGCCGCCCTGTGGACCTGATCCCGGGACGCAGTGAGGGTTACTCGATCTCGATGTCGCGCGTCGAGGTCTGGGGCCAGGAGATCGAAAAGGTGTTCGGCCTGGTGGACTCCACCACGCTGTTCCGCGATCTCATGGACATGCGCTGGCCGGTCACGCTGTACGAGTACCTCTACCGCGGAGACGGCGATGCCAAGCTGTACTCGCTGTGGCAGTACCCACAGGCCTGGATCACCAGCTACGGCGAGTCCGAGTACAGTGCCGAGGGTGACGGCGTCATCCTGAGCAACCTCGAGCTCATGCACTTGCCGCGTGTGCTCCTCCAATACCACCCTGAACTCGTTTCCGTCAACAACTGATCCTAGGAGAACCTGAACCATGAGCATGACAAACATTGCCACCGCGGCAGCCACCTTGCGCGACAAGCTCACAGCCGCCAAAGGTGCAGACCGTGGAGACTTGTACCTTGCCGACGCCGTGCCTGTCAACGCTTCTTCTGCGAAGCTGCTGATCGGTTACGTACCTCGTTTCGGTACACCCAACCACAGCCAGGTCGCGAACTTCGTGACCGCGATGACCAGCAGGTTCTCGAAGTCCGGGGCGTTGAAGCCCGAGCTCGAGTCCTTGACCGATCATCCAGTGAACAGCGTGCAAGCTGCGGTCTCGCTGATCGTGAACGCACCGTCGCTGACCGCAACACCGGATCACAAGGACCACATGGTGGCCGTGTCCTCGACCATGTTCTACGACAACAAGATCGGCGCGAACTGGGAACTGAAGGCCAACGCCGCCGGCGCCCAGTTCCTGGAGTGCATGCGCAAGGAGAACGTTCCGGAGCTGCTCCAGACCGCCATCGCCAGCCAAGGCATCATCAGCAAGACCCTGACGTTCCAGAGCCCGGAGCTGCAGGCCGTAGCGGCAGTGCAGTGCAACGTCGGTGACTACGTCGAGTTCTGGGCCGAGGGTGGACTTCGTCGCGGCGACGTTACGAAGTGCGAAGGCGACGAGGTCGTGATCGACAGCGAAGACCGGCCGTTGAAGGTCAGCCGCGCCGCCGTGACCAAGATCATTCGCCTGAACCAGAAGGCAGCCAACGAGGAGAAGAAGCGCCTGGTTGCGTTCTACTCCACGATCTGGGGTCCGGAATACGCCAAAGACCTGGTGGACGAACAATGATCGCCGGTACCGAGTCCGTGGTCAGTGCAAGCACGGAGACCGTCATCACCGCCGGAGACTTGAACGAGTACATCACGAAACTGTCCGGGCTTGGCAAGGCCGCGTTGAACGCGCGCATCGCCAAGATCAAGGCCAAGCTCCGCAAGCTCGCTTCCGTCTCCAAAACCGGCAAGTACGCCGCGGCCGGCAAGCCCGGGCCGAAGAACAGCCGTCAGCTGGCCTTCGCGCTTCGTGGTTGTCAGAACGCGTTGAAGTGGCACGAGTCCGCACTCGGCAAGGTCGGGACGGCAACTGCAGCGCAAGAAGTTGCCACGGCTGGCAAGCAAGAGAAAAGTCTGCTCGGTCCCGGCCCTGTTGGTATCGAGAGCATAACATTTGACAAGAAGATCTTTGACAGCTGGCTGAATCAACAGTTGAGGAATCACCCAGCCAGCAGAGGAGACAAGCACAGTCAGAGGATCCTTGATTACTTGTACAAAGTCACATACGACCGAGACAAGTGTGCTGAGATCCGTAGATTGCTGATTGCCGCGGTGAGTGAGCCATACAAGGGCGGATTGGAACTGTGAGGTTAGTGGCGTAGTTTTTTGGCGAGGTCGTTTCCGCGACCTCGCCTTTTCTTTTGGAGACCGATATGGCCAACATGAACATCCAACCCGACGACTTCATTGCTCCCGACGGTAGCGTGCAGACGCTGACCGCGGCGGACTACGCCGAGGCTGCGGAGCTGATGCTCGCCGGTACCGAGCCCGCACCGGAAAACGAGAAGCCACGGGCGTAACCGTTTGTAAATATGGTGGGTGATACGTACACCACTCACCATGCTGCAGCTGGACCAGTATCAGGTCCCGGAACCGGAGCAGCTGCAACTCCTCGCTTCGGACTACATCACCAGGATCATGGCGTTGATGCAGAAGCGCCAAGCGCGCCAGGCCTTGGTACGAGTCACGCAGCTGAACGCGTTGGTGCAGGAATTCCCGCAGTTGCAGAAGGCCTATCCCGGCCTTTCCGTGTTCATCCGCTACGGCGGCCATTTCTGCTCCAGCCCGAAGCGGTTGAACGCGACCGCGATCTACCTCATGTACCAGAAGGCGGCGCCGCTGCTGAAGCGGATGACGCACGCGGTCTCGGACTACGTGCAGGAGCAGACGCGCGAGGCCGAAGCCGCCGCGCCGAATCCGGAACAGAGGAAGCCGAATCCGAAGCTCGTACGTTTGGGTAACAGCTTGGCGGCGCTGCAGGCGATCATGCCCAAGGTGCTGGAGGAGGATCGACTCCGCAGTCAGGCGGATCGAGAACGGTACGAGACCAAGCACGCTGGTTCCGCTTCCGTGGTCAGCGCCGACGACACGTTCATCCTGGACCAGGCTGGGCAGGCACCGGTGTACGATCTCGCTGCCTCGGAGTCTACGTTCGTGCGCCTGGCGCTGGTGCTGCAGGAGGCGTACGTTTCCAAGGTGGTGCAGCAGGCAATGTGCGTGGAGTACGGCATCTACCGCGTCATGGGCTCGTACTGGCTCATGACCGAGGCATTGCTGGTTGGTGTGGCCCGGCGGTCGGAGTCCGGAGAGGTACGTTCGGACGTGGAAATGAACAGCCATGCCGCGGAATTGGTACGGCTACGAAACATCACCCGGGAGCGGGCGCACCAGCCTGGTTTGGTACAAGTCGGACCGGCCCGGAACAGCGTAAACCACCGATATTTCCTGGTGTTCGACAGAAGTTACACCGTTGAAAACCAGTTCAGCGTACGCCGTTGGGACTTCTTCAAAATGCCAGGATCTACACATTTGGAGATGAAACTTGCGGACTCCCCTTGACATAGGGGGAGTTCGGTTGTAATTTCAGTACAAGAACGCTGAAACCGCGTACCTGCGCGTCCCTCAGCAACAGGAACCAAGTCAGCAAGAACATCAAAACAAGGACGCGTATCATGGCTCTTTCTCCTGCTCAACTCAAGGCCGCCGGCCCACACACCCTCTTCCCGCTGCCGGACCGTACCGCGTTCTGGGCCGCGGCCAAGGACCAGAGCCGGGTGTTCGACACCAAGACCCTGGGCCGTGCTGTGGGCGCCGTGCTCCGCACCAAGACCAAGCTGAAGGAAGCCTGGCATTACTTCCGCATCGAGAGCGCAACCAAGTTCGTTCGCGTCCAGGAGTCCGACTTCATCGCCTACATCGAGAAGTCCGCACCGCCCAAGGTTACCGCCAAGGTCGAGACCAAGCCGGAACCGAAGAAGGACGAACCGAAGGCCAAGGTCGCGAAGGAAGCGAAGAAGGACGAGCCGAAGAAGAGCCTGGTCGAGCGCGGCGTGGCTGCGGCCAAGAAGCTGGTCAAGAAGCCCGGCGTGGACAGCACCAAGTACAGCTACACCGTCCAGGACGGTCTCGACATCGGCGCCGCCACCATCGACGCCATCGAGAAGCTCGTTCGCGGTTCCGGCGTCAAGGCGCCTTCCGACATCGGCACCCGACTGCGCGGCGCCAAGCTCCTGGTCGCGGCCAAGGACAAGGCCGACAAGGTCGTCGGGTGCTTGGGCCTGCAGCTCAAGGCCAAGGACTACGTGGACAGCCTCAACCTCAAGGCCAAGGCCAAGCTGGGCAAGGACGCACTGGAACTGGCTTGGATTCGTGTCGACACCAGCGTGCCGACCGAGGACAAGGACACCGTGGTCAAGGCCATGTTCGAAAGCCTGAAGCTGGGCAAGAGCACGAGGCCTGTGATCGCGGACTCGGACGTGTACGCGGTGTACAACGTCAGCGACACCATCGGCAACGGTTACATGACGTTGCTGAAGCTGAAGAAGCACGACCGCACCCACCCGGGACTGGTCAAAGAGGCTCAGTTGTACACGCTCTGACGCATCGTTTCTCGCGTTTACGTGAGGTTGAAATAAATAAATAAATCGCTCGCTCTACGGTTTGGAGCAATTCATAATGTCAGGTCTTCACAGGCCTGGCCTTTTGTTTTGCAAATCCATCAACACAACAAGCCGGAGCACGCATATGTCAGAGCCGCAAGCGAACACGCCGCCGTCCCAAGCGCCGCACCATTTCCCGAATCTCGGTGTACGTGTTCCGCTGGACGCCACCAGCATCAAGCCCGAGACCGCGGACGCGGACAAGCCGAACTACACTCTGCAGCAGCCGGGGTGGCTGCCGGACAGCATCAACCTCGGCGCTCCGGACGCACCCAGGTCGGTCGAGCAGACCGCGCCGCACCAAGACACGGCTCTGCTACCACCACCGACCATGGGTCCTCCTCCAGGCTACCGCTGGGCTTTGGAGCCCGAGCCTGCAGCACCACAAGCTGATGCTCCGGTTACCTACAGCGCTCCGGACCAGTCTCCGGCACCGGTGTTCGCCCAGCCGGCTCCGTTGTCGATCTCGGAAGCTGCGCACCAACACGCGGCCGCCACACGCCCGAGCGCGAGCGTACCGCAGCCGACACCAGGTCCGCGTGCCGGTACGGTTCGGGTTCCCGGCCAGCCGCTACAGCATCCAGTGGTTGCGGAGTTGCTGCAGCAGTTCGGACTGAAGAAGACGGACATCCACACCTTCGACGCCTTGGGTCATACCTTCGTGATCCGCGAAGCAAACAGCGAGATCTTGCAGTTCTGCATCGGCCAGGGCAGCAAGATGGCCGTCTCCGACGCCGATCTTGGTACGCGTGTTCGTAACATGGTCGCGGCATTGTCCGTGATCTCGATCGACAACGTACCTGTTGTCGAGCTGTTCCCGTGGAACAAGACATCGATCCGGAACGCAGCTTCGATCGATCCGTTGTGGCCGCCGTTCACGGTCACGGTCCTCGTCGCCGAACATCTGTTCCGGCTCTTCTTCGAAAGCATGAAGTCGGACGTGATCTCCAAGATCGCGGAAGAGTACGACGTCGTGTACGGTGGTGGTACCGAGCCCGAAGACACGACCAGGGCACCACTGATCACGCGCGAGAACGACAAGCGCGTACGCTTCAAGTGCAACGTCGCCGGTTGTGGTCACGTCGAGGATGTGGAGCCGATCGTGCTGGGTGACGACTTGGTTCAAGCTCGCTTCTGTCCCGCACACGGCGTCGAGCTGACACCACTCGGTTACACCAGGGACATGGTCTCTCTCCCTTTGGAATAGAGCTCGCAGGGCAGCATCCACAACTGGCGCTGCTCGGCGAGCTGATCGCGGATAGTGGGAGCCTACCTGAAGGCTGGACCGCTGGGACCATGTCCATGGCCCAGCTGTGCTGGCTCGCGTACTGGCGCACGAAGAAGGAACGTCGGCAGATCCGTAGTATCGGTGAGCTTCTTGGTGTCATTTGGTCCGCGGATACGTATAAGAAGTCTCCGGCCTCGAAGCTCGGCAAGCGGGTCAAGGAAGCGTTCATCCCACTGGCGGCCATCATCAACGGCGAAAGCTTGTACAAGACCCTGGACAGGATCCTGGACACAGATGGAAGCACGACGTCGCACAATCCGCTACAGGAAGATCTCGGCAGTACGTTGAGCATGCAGGTGTACCAGAAGCTGTTCCAAGACAATCAACCAAAAGCGGAGAACGGAGGTCCGCTCATTCCCGGGCATCCGCTGCTGGCAAAGAAGGCTCCGGTTCCGGCTCCACAAACAGCTCCAGGGTCTCCGGTTCCGTACGTGCAACCTGCGGTGCCCGCAACTCCTAACACAACCGAGATCGACTTGGAACGTATGCGTGAACTGGACCCGGAGCTTGCCAAGCACCTGGATCCGGACGCGGCTTGGTGAAGGGGTAGTACTTGGACATTGCGAAAGCCTTGCGCGCGACATCGTCCCATACCGTCAACGCAACAGCACAGACGTTCGAAGGCTTGTCCTACGGCGCGTCTGCTGCGGCTGACGCTGTACGCAAGGCTCGTGGCTTCGTCAGCAAGAGCGACGTCTCGAACATTCGCGACGCCTCCCGGTACGCGGACGACTTGAACACGTCGCTGGACAGCAGTGCGAAATCCGCGAGCAAGCTCTCCCAGGCCATCGGTAACGTCAAGCAGAACCTCGGCGCGTACCTGAAGTGGGCGGCCGTTGGTGGCTTGGTGAGTTCGGCGCTGCGTGACCTCTCCGAAGACGCGGATCGCGTCGTCGAGTCCTACTACAGCATGGGCGAGAGCATGGCCCGGACCCGCAAGGGCATGCACGGGCTGATCAAGGACACCTGGAACCTGTCTCTTCAGTCCGGACGGTTGCAGATGGCGGCCGCGCGCATGAACATGCCTGCGGAAGCTGCACTGCACATCCAAGAAAAGCTGATGCGCAGTACCCGTGCGTTCTTCGGACCGAACGGGAAGCTGCGTTACGATCTCATCGGCAATACCGCGATGCAGGTGATGGCGTTCGCCCGTATTACCGGCGCCAGCGTTGAGCAGAGCACAGACCTTCTCGCACGGCTGATGAACCAGTACGGCAAGAGCCCACGACAAGCGGTCTCGGGTTTGCAAGCGATCGCGCGTGCAGGCCAGATGGTGAATGAAGAGCTGCACGACATGGGCAAGGACGGAGGTGTCGCGCTCGAGGACATGGTTGGGCTGATCAACGACGCCAGTGGTGCTTTCGACGGCTTCACGCTCAACGTCGAGCACCTGGCCGCACGCGTATCTCACGCGGTGAAGATCGGTCAAGAGCTCGGAATGACGTACAACCAGGCCGCGGACACGGCGAAGCAGATGACGTCGATCTTCGCCAAGCCTGGAGGGTACATCGCGTTCCAGGCCGGTGAACAGCTGCGCCAGGACATCGAATCCACATTGAAGGGTTTGACCGACACCGAGGATCGAGCGAAGGCGCTGTCGCAGAAGTACGGCATCAACGTCGCCCAGGGACGGACGTTGGACATCGCCGCTCAAGGTCCTAATGCACAGATGAACGTGATGGAGGAACTGAAGGGTACGACTGCAGGCATGGAGAAGCAGTTCGACTTGATGCAGGAGCAAGCCCGCAACAACTCCCTCAGCTTGGACGTGTTCAAGCAGTTCGTCGGCGGTGAGAACCTGAGTGCGGAGCAGTCCGGCGACTTGATGCAGATGCTCAAGGCCCAGAACGGATCGTTCAAGGACTGGCAGCGACACCTGGACATGTCCAAGAAGGATGTCGCAGCGGACAAGGTCATTGACCAGTCCGTGTTCGTACCGACCATGGCCAAGGAGTGGATCAAGGCGACGTCGGGAGCGATGAAGCTGAACATCGCCGCCGGCATCGGCATCTTCAAAGGTGCGATCACGGGGTTGAAGTTCGCGGCGTTCATCGCAATCGGTTACAGCATCATCAAAGCGATCATGAACCTGAAGCAAGTCATGCGCAATGTTGATGGTGTCCTGACCAAGTGGTTCGGTGACAAGTACGTACAGAAAAAGGAGCTGCTTCTTCTCGGTTTGCGTCGGGCTAAGCAGGAAGCCAGTGGGGCTTGGACGTACATGCGGTCCGGCACGATGTTCAGAGATCTGAAGTCGTTCTTCCACAACGTCGGTACCGGCATCGGGGACTTGGTACGCGCGTTCCGAAACGGATCCGCTCGTGTCACCATCCAAAACGTCGCCGGCAACATGCAGGCGCGTGGTGGTACCATGTACCAGGATCTACGCGCCCGTGGTGGTGCTGCCTACGGCGCCACACGCGAATACGCCATGACAAAGGCGGCGGCTGCGCGTGTGGCGGCACAGCAAGCACTAGCACGCGCGCAGGCCTCGTATTCTCACGTCAGTCAGATGGCGCAGAACTCACCGCTTGTTCTTCGTCGTAGACAAGCGGTGGAGGAGGCAAGCGCAGCACTCGCTCGAGCGAACGAACGCTCGCGTGCGATCATGAGCGGTGTCACGGACTACGCAATAACGAACACCCGTGGTACAGCTGCTGCCGCCAAGCGTGCGATCCAGGAACAGGCGCGCATCGCCAGGAACCTCGCGGCTGAAGGCACCGCGTCCGCGCGGCGTATCGCTACACGTCAACGCCGGTTGCTCCTTGTCGCGGAACGGCGTGCTCAGATTGCAGCTGCGGAACAAGCAGCTGTGAGCGGTGGTGGCGGTGGTGGCGGCCTTCTCAACACGATCATGAGCTTGCTCGGACTGGTCTCTATGACCGGTGCTGGTGGTGCGGGTGCTGCAGGCATGGCGGATATGGCCATGTCCGCAGCGGATGTTGTTGGCATGGCTGGTGGTCTTGGCGGTGGCCTGGGTGGTGAGCACATTCCGGAAGGCATCAACGGCAGAAAGCCTGGTATATTCAAGCGAGGCTGGGACAAGCTGCGTGGTCGTGGATCTCGTATTGGCGAGATTGCTAACGACGTAAACGGTGCGCTTGCACCCGCAACAAAGCCGTTGGCTCGTGCCTCCGGTGTCAGCCGTTTCATGCACGGAAACATCTATACCGATCTCGCTGAAGCCGCACCTGGCGCGGTGCTGCACAAGGGTGGTGTCGGGTCGAAGTTGCTACATGGTGGTCTGGCCACTGCAGCCAGCTTTGGTAAGCGCAACCTCGGCAAGGCCGCCATCATCGCCGGCATCGGCGCTGTGGGTTGGAGCGCGTACCAAGGATTCCGCAGCACCGAACTCGGCGAGGAGAACACCGGAGAGAACGGTGAGACCCAGCGTGCAGGAGGTCGCAAGTACGACAAGGAGATCGAAAGCCGTACCAGTGCATTGGAAGCGATCTCCAAGGAGATCGACATCGCCCAAGCCGCTGGGAACAAGGATACGGAAGCGCTGCTGCAGAAGCAGTACGATACCCAGAGCAAGGTACTCAAGAGCGTAACCGACGACAAAGAGACACTGGACGCAGCTGACCGCAAACAGGATGAGATCCAGAAGCGAATCGATGGTTTGATCGAAGCGAAGAAGTACGAGGCAACAGATGCGGATAAGAAGCTCGACGACGTGAGGATCGCACGATTGAAGCAGGAGAAGAAGAAGCTCGAGGAAAAACTGCACAAGAAGGGTGTTTCCAGTACGTCGGACAAGTCCTGGTGGGACGGCATCGCAAGCATGGGCAACATCGCCCAGATCGCGGTGCCTATGGCAGTAGGTGCGGGTGGTATGGCCTTGCGTGCAGGTAGCTGGCTTGCAGGTACCGGACCTGGTAGCAAACTTGTGGAAAAGGCTGCGGGTACTGGAGTCGGTAAACTTGTGGGTGCCGTCGGTGGCAAGCTAGGTGGTAGTGTCCTTGGCCGTCTTGGTGGCACTATGGCCAAGCCTCTCGGTAGCGGTCTCCTGAGCAAAGGCCTTGGTGGTACTGTGGGTGGGCTTCTCGGTAAGGTCGGTGGTGCTGGACTTGGTGGCCTGATCACAGCGTTCCAAACCGAAGGTGATTGGAAGAGGAAGCTGTTCGCTGGTGCCGTTACCGGCCTTGGTGATCTCGCCGCCGGTGCAGCTGGTACAGCGCTTGCCGGTCCTGCTGGCGGATTCGTCGCCGGTGCTGGTGCGAACTGGTACCTGAGCCAGCATGCCGCGGGTTGGTACGACAAGCTGTTCGGCGACGACAGCGCGGAAGCAGCACCACCGACAGTTCTCCCGGATGGGTTGAACAGCTCTATGGCCGGCTCCCAGTCCGAAATGGCCGCACGTGGTGTCGGCACCGTAACGAATGTCGGCAAGAACGGCAAGGCGTACATGCAGATCGAGATCACGAACTTCGACGGCGCAATTCAAAAACAGCAAACATACAGCGAGCAGAGAGACTCCGGTCTCTCAGGAGGTTGAGATGGACGCTTTGGACATCAGCGTACGCCAGGGTTCCCTGGTGCTGAAGAAGATCATCTCCGGTACCGTGTACGTGAGCACGGACCCTGCCATCATCTTGGACTCGGACAAGCCGAAGCTGGTCGCGCTTGGACCTGCAGCGGTCAAGATCGCCTTGGCTCAGTCCAACATTCGCAGCTTGGTTCGCCAGCAGCACGTCGCGGTGGTGCTCTGATGCTCGCGGCGTTGCTACTCGCGATCTCCGGGATCCAGGTATACGACAGCGGAAGTGTCGTCACGATGGACACAGTCTCGGCGGTTCTGACCATGTCGGAGTTGCGTACGGCGACGGAACGTCTACAGGACCGATCCCTTCTTCTCGAAGAAGTCGATCTCCAGAACCAGCGTCACGTCGCTGATTCCAGCGCACTCGCACACGATCGTGAAGCGCTCGGTTACCAGTCCAAGGCCTCGGACAGCCTACGAAGTGCATACAACGCTGCGAACAAAGCTCGGCTCGCCTGCGTTGACAGCGCAGTAGCAATCTACAAACAAGGCGAACACCAGTTCCGCAACGGTGTCCTTGTTGGTGGTGGTGTTGGTGCTGCCGTCGCCGTGCTTGCATTAATTGTCGGATTCCTTGTCGGAAACTGATGGCTACAGCACTTCAGCTCTGCTACGCCAGTTCTTCCGTCGCCGCTGAGATCGCGGCGTTGGATGCGCAGGTCGATACCATTGCCGCACCTGTGCGCGCTGCGATCGACGCCCTGCTTACGGACTCGGCGCAAGAGGCCGCGGACGCGTTGACGGAAGCGGTAGCGAACCACGACACCGCGTTCACCGGAACATCAGCACAGACCCTAAACGGAGCGTTGACGAACGCCGGATTGCCGTCGAACAACCGTACACGTAACGAGGCGTTGAAGCAATTCGCCGACGCCGGATTCTTGTCCGCGGCCGGGAACTTGTACCAGTGCAACACCGCGACGACGACACCGAGTCAGAGCAAGAACGTGGAGGTCCAGGATCCTGATGATCACTCGTACCTGCTGCAGGTACTTCGGGATCCAAGCTACACCGATCCAGTGATCACGACGCCACTGGCAACCGCGAGCACAACCACGCTGAGCGCCACTTCTTGTACCGGCGCGTACTTGAGCCCAGGCATGCTGGCGCAGATGCGTGAGCTCTACAAGGGATTCGGTGGTGACCTGGTCCAGTTACGAGCATTCATGGAGAGCCTCAACTCCGGATCCGGAGTTGGCGTGGTGTGGTCGCTGCTGACGTACTTCGTCGCCTACTCCACGGACGACAGCCAACTGACTCTTGACGACGTCCGGGACCAAGCCCAGTTCCCGCTCTACGACGAGGACATCAACCTCCTCGGTACCAAAGCCCTTGCGGCTATCGAGTATCCGGTCGGCACCCAGATCTCGAAGTCTGTGGCGCAGGCGCAGGCGAAGATTTTGTGCAAGACCCTGAGCTTGCCGACGGATCCGGTTCTCATGTGCAGGTTCGTGCGCTTGGACACGAACACAACCGTACGCGCGCAGTCACCGGTTCTGGTCACGGCTGGTTTCGACGGAGCGTTGTTTTCTCCTACGTCATACCGTCTCGGCATCAGCGTCTGCGGTTACGCACGCATCATCGACGTCACCGGAGACAAGGGCACGTACTCGCTCTACAGCACGTACACGAGTTCCTCGGTTGCCACCGCGATCCAGAACGTCTTCGGGGACTTGCTGAGCGTCACCGGGACCGGGGGAGAGATCACGTTCGCCGTGAACCAACGTGGTTCCGGAGCGTCGCTGGCGTTCTTTCACGTCGACGACTACGACGCCAGCGAGGCCTGTGGCATCGGTGGTCTCGTGCGCGCCGCGGCTGCGACATCTGGGCAGTCCACAACGGGACTTGTGGACTTGCTCGGGATCAAGTGGAGCGGTGGTGAACCGGTCAAGGATTCGCTCACCGCAGCAGCCATGGGTGCAGTGAAGACATACGAGCTGGACACGTCGACTGTTACGTGCATCACCACCGGATCCGACTACTGGACCACGCGCGCGACAGAAGCGGACGCCATTGTCGACAGCCTCGTTTCCGAATCCACGAACGCGACGGATCCGAACCAGGTCCTTTCAGACGTCGCAGCGAATACAAAGCTGTACGCCGCGCTGGCGTCGTTCGTCGACATCGTGAGCTTGAACTACCAGGACGTGACACTTGTTCTGGATGAGTTCGGAAGCGATCTCGCGCACATTCTCATCTATCAACCGACTGTGTATTCTGTGGACTTGTACCGCACACCGTCGACGGTGTTGGACGCGTTCTCGAAGGTCGCACAGCAACACATCGACAACGACGGCGTCGAGAAGGCGCAGAATAGCTACAACGTCATCACTCCGTTCCGCAAGAACCGGGCGAAGCTTTCGTACTACTACACCCTGTACCGGTACCTACAAGTAGAGTCCACGAATCTTGACAGCACAGAACAGGTCCAGCTCACGCAAGCGCTTGCACGCTACGTCCCGAGCTTGTACTGGGACAACACCATAACGCTGGAGAAATCGAGTCCGGACACGACGTTGACCGGAAGCGACAGCAGTAGTGTGAGCTCGTTGTGGTCGGATGTGTTCGATTTCACCTCCAGCATGCTCAGCACATCGTCTATCGATCTCGGATCCACGTTGTCAGCAGTGGTCAAGGCTGCGTGCAAGCTCGATCCAGATGTGTGCTCTGCCATGGAGTCGTTCTTTTCCAGCATGGCCGCCGCGGAGATGACCGCAGAGGAAAAGATCTCCGCATTCTTCGACCTGATGAGCAGCCCCGCCAGCGCCAGCATCCGTGCGATGGTCCTGGCCGTGGCGTTGTTGAATCGTCTTGTGGATCGCGCGACCGCACTTGTGCTGGAAGCGAAGCAGAAGATGACGTCTTTCTACCAGCGGGCTACGGGATCGAAGAAGTCGCTACCTGAAGCCATGAACGCCCTGGCAAACCTGAACCTGAACGTGTACGACAACTTCGGGTTCAAGACCAAGTTCTTGAGCTGTTACGTATCCGGATCCGGCGGTGCACTCCTTGCCGTGGCGTGGCAGAAGGCGTTGGAAATCCTGAACCAGTACATTTCAGCCATCAACGACCTCATCAACGCGCTCACGAAGGCGATACAGAAGGCGTTGGATCTGCTCATCTGCCTCGCGAACAAGATTTCGGACGGATTCACCGGATCGTTGACGTACGAGCGCAAAGGTGCCAGTGTGTACAAGGCGGCCGGTGTGGTACCGATACCGGTCTCGTACACAATGACGTGCACGATGACATTCGGTGACAGCGGTATGGATCCTGCCCTGGCTCGGGAATTGACGAAGTTGAAGCAGAAGCTCACTGCACTTTTGGACCTGTTGCATCTGCAGACGATCACGTTCAACCAGCTCGGCAAGACCGTGAACACGTTCAAGGGCCTGGAGATAACGAAGGCCTCAGCCGCCGGGCTCTTGATCGAACAACTTCGGGAAGAGATCCTGAAGAAGCTGCAGGATGCGTTGAGCTGCTGATCCGGCGCAACTCCTAGCACATGGTGAAGTACTTCGGCATCGGCAACCACGCCGGGAGCCTCTGTGTCTCCGAGGTCGTGGATGTGTACGAGCACGCTGTTCGTGCTGGCTTGGACTACGTCGTGGCCACAGATGAAGAGCTCGTGGACCACATCCGCACCACCGTCGCTCAGGCCGAGCATCCGCTTCATACACTTGGCGTCGCATTCTGTGGTCTCGCCGGCGTGTTCCCGCAGTCCCGTATTGCCACCGCTGCAGCCCGGCAGCCACTGCCGAGACCGAAGCTCTATCCCAGGAACATCAACCCCAAAGCCGTACATCTCTGGGACAACATGTTCCTGAACGATCGTTACGCGCAGGCGATCTCGTTCAAGACCCCGCTGCAGGTTTGGGCGATCGCGAACCGGTACTTCCGGGACTTGTGCAACAACGCCGGCGTGCATCCGTACCGTGACGAAGACAATTTCGACTTCGATCTTCGGGACTTCGTGGCTCTGCGCGTGCGTTTGGTCAAGTCCAGGTTGGAGCAGATCTACCGGCACCTTGACGCCGCGCAGGTCGCGTACAAGCAGTCGACGTGGACGTGGTCAAAGTTCGAGTCCGACAAGAAGGACTTCTACATCACCGCCAGCAAGAAGATCTCGGTACGCCCGGGCTCGTCACGCAAGACCGATCTGGACCGGGTTCTTCGCGAGCTTGAGGGTTACAACGGCGAGCACATCCACTACTCCGTGACCGACGACTCCGCCATCTACCTGGACTACAAGCCCAAGGCGCGGATGATCGTGGCGGAGATGCACATCCAGATCCCGCGCGGGCTTGTGCTTCGCACACTCCGTCTGACACAGACCAAGACTCCGGACGAAGAGAAGCGCGCGATTTCGCTGCTGGAAGCGTTGGTGAAGGCCTGGAGCCACGGCGAGCTCAAGGCGGTCGTGGCTTCGGTCACGGTTCCGAAGCTGAGCGGCGCCGCGTACGTCTCGGATGTGCTCAACACATGGCTGAAGACCGAAGCCGCGGCTACCGCGGCCGCCAGCCCGTTCCACGCCTTCTACACCAAGCTCTTGGACTCAATGCAGCCGCACCAGCGTCTGTACTTCTGCAGCGCCATGCAAGCAGATCCAAGTCTGATGGATCAGCTGCACCGGTTCAACCAGGTGACGAGGAATAGCAACATCGTAACCGCGGCGGCGACGAAGCAGCTGCGCACACTCACGGACATGAAAGTCTACAAGCGAGGCGTCGATGATTTGGATCCGGATGAATTGGAAAAGTCTGTTGTTGACATTCCTGCCCACGCGGTTCTCCTGCCTCGTAAGGAAGACGAGGACGAAGTAGACGAGGACGGAAAGACCGCGCCCGCAATGTACCAGGTGATCTTGCATCCGGAGAAGCTGCATGGCATCCACGTCGCGTTGTCTCCGGCGCAGCTGAAGCAGTGCGCGGACATCGAGAACGACACCGAGACATTCGAAGGATCGATCGCGGCCGCGTTCGAGATGCTTGTCGAACGCTTCGACTCCTTGGCCTTGCTCCGTTCCGACGCCCAGCAGGTCCAGAAGTCCCTCGGCTACACCGACACCTGGCCGTACGCCGAGAACAAGGTGTGGCTACATCACCTGAACATGAAATCAACACATCCAGGCCTCACATTCGACATCGTCGACGTCGGTGGCCGCAAGCACCTCGCCGCAATTTACGCCGGCCTTTGGTGAACAACGCAAATCCTATCAGCACCACGAGGGCCTAACACATGCTTCACATCTCTCTCGACCCAGCAATCTTCGCCAAAGAGCCATGGGCCAGCATTGTTCCGGAGAACCAACGCGACACGTTCGTGTACGTATTGGACCACAGCGCGTCGGTCTCGACCGAGGCCCAGATCTGGCCGAAGCCAACTGGTGACGGCATGATCAACGGCTCCCAGTACGTGACCGGTCAGAGCACTAGTCGCAGCCTGGCGATCGGAATCAACGGCGAGCAGTTCGACGAACAGACGATGATCACCGTGTTCGGCACCAACGGTAGCGGTGGTATGCTGCAGTTCCAACTCGCCCGTGCAGTTCAAGCTGGCATCCTTCGCGTAGCCAAGGAGAACGGCACCTACCTGACCGCAAACCAGATCCTCACCGGAGCAGTCTCGTGATCCGAGCTCTCGACGTACTTCGGATTGCGGTTGCTGCTACTCAAGCGGCACCGTCGAAGTCTGCGAATCCGATGCAGCAACGCACGCGTACCCGGGATTTCTCCGACGTTATCTCCAACGACATCATCGAGCACCTGCGCACCAAGCCAAAGCTTCGCACCAGGTTGTATCAGATTCGTGACCAGGGCGGAGACGACACCGAAAATCTTCGTGCTGCGGTACCACTCGTGACCGAGGCCGCGCAATCCCTGTACAAAACCGCGGCCTCCGGTTCCGTGAAGTTCGACGCCTTGTTCCCGACCGCGACATTGGAGAGCATTGCTCGCAACATCTTGAACAAGGTGCGGTGATGGCGCTGACCGACAAATACTTCGATACCTACGCCTGGGACCCAAAGTACCCGGACCGTACGTACGAAGCCACGTGGCGAGCCTACGGGTTCCACGTGTTCCAGCACTATCTCGAGGACCTGCAGGATTGCAACATCCCGTATCCGGAGAACGTGCTTGATGTCGGTGCCGCGAACGGCCGCGTGATCGAGGAGCTCATCAACCGTTACGGTATCGACGCCTACGGGATCGAGCAGTCGCAGTACATGTACAACAAGGCCGCGCCGGAGACTAGGAAGCGGATTCAACTCGGTGACGCGACGGAGCTGATCCGCGACATCCCATCCGGCAAGTACGCGTGCGCCTACGAGACCGTAGGCCAGTACCTACCGAAGGAGAAGCTGGCTGCCTACCTGGCCCAGCTTCGCCGCGTCGTCACCTTGGACGTCGTACTACTCGTGTCCACCTCGGACATGACCAGCAAACCACATCACGAGCAAGTCATCTTCGAGTCCGACGAGTTCTGGATCCGCGCGTTCGCCCGTGCTGGCTTCCGCTCCGCCGGCAACCCGGACTATTCACCGTACTGGTTCCAAAGGATCGATTGACATGTCCGCTGCACTCAACTTGTTCCGCTCCATGTTTCCTGACGCTGAAGTTACGGCCGCCGCGCCGGCGAACCATGCGGATCCACATCCGATTCGCGCCTACGTCGACGCGGTAAAGCGTGGCCTGACCAGGAAGCCGATTCCACTTGGTGGTGGTGTCTCGATCTTCTTCCGTACCGTTGCGGCGTTGAAGAAGACTCCGGGCGAGTACCTGTTCAAGTTCACGTTCGAACACAACAACGACGAGATCCCGGATCTGGAGTTGGTGCTGTACTGCGGACTCGACGACATGATCGGTTTGTTCCAGGCCCGAAAGATTCGCGCGGTCTCGAGTACACAGCAGTACCGGCACACAATGAAGGACGAAGCCGCAGTGCTCAGCTCGGACCCGAAGGACGTGTGCACGGACCTGAAGCACAAGCTTGGAGTCAACGGCGAGCTCAACCACTTGGTGTTGGACCTGTACAAGCAAGCGATCCGACACCTGGCGACGCGGCATCCAGAGAATGACGTCGAGCAAGTTCCGGTGGAAGAGCTCAAACCATTCGACTATGCGATGGAGATTCGCAGGGTCTTGCACGGGAAGCCGATCCGTGTCGACAACGACACCGTCGTAACCTTCGAGGAGTCGACCGCTCTCAAGGCCGACGACGATGTGGTGCTGAAGTTCAAGCTGGAACTGGCGGAGCTGACGAAGAGCGTACCGGATCTGGAGCTGTTGATGTACGTGACCACGGACAGCGTGGGCGGGATGAAGAGCAGCATCGGCATCCGTAAGGTGCGCATCCGTTCCAAGAAGGAAGACTACTCCGACTCCGAGACCCAGCACTGGTTCACACTCGGCACCGATCCCGAGGAAGCAGCCAAGGAACTTTTGGAGTACCTGCAGAACGGGTTGATGAACGACGTTGTGCACGAGATGGCGCATCGCGCGCAGTACTCGCTCAACGGCGGACTTGCGGAAGAGCTGGAGCCTGGAATGAACGGACCAGACGTTCTCGACCCTGAAGATCGTGACGGCGGCACCGATGAGCAAGGTGGTGGGATTGACTGGGCCGAGCTTGGTCTCGAGGACCCCGGCGTATGATCGCGCGGGTACAGGTTCAGAACAAGACCACGGTCCAGATCCAGGCCTTCTTCACCGGTGTTGTAACACCGACGTTCACGCTGCAAAACCACAACAGCGCAAGCGCACACTACAACCAGTTCCTTGACGTAGCCGCCAGCACTTGGTCCACAACACCGACACCGAATTCCATGGTTCCGAACCCAGGTATCGCCAGCCTCTACGAGGCCACGTTGGCTCAAGCCACGATCTCCGAGTCCGAGATCGACACCTACGTGCTCGTGCTGTCCAACAACAGTGTGAGCACACCAGTGTCCGAATGCGAGATTTGGCGGTTCGGCAGCACCGAGGACGTGCAGTTGAAGAACCTGGTCAACTACGTCCTGGCGCCTCGCGTCGAGATCTCCCGGCCGGACAGCACCACGGTACAGCGCAGCTTCTTCGACGACAAGACCGCTGGAAACGAAGTCCTGCGCTTCACATCGGTGCAGAATACAAGTGCAGGCCCGGGATCGCCTGAAGAAGTGCAAACCAACAACACGGATCTGATCGGAGCGTAAGATGAAGAAGTCACACGAATGGTTGGAAGGGATCCTGAACGATCCGAAGTTCCGCGAACGCGTACAAGCTGTCGTAACATCGGCTGACACGTACTTGGCTTCTCAACTCGCGCGGAATCTGATGCAGCTGCGCAACGAACAGCGCACGAACGCGTACAAGCAGATCTTCGCCGCACGTACCAAGGTGTCCGAGGACCTGTTGGCGCTTCAAAACTCACTGAGCGCGTTGATCCACTACTCCGCCGTGGCCGGCGAGGACGCGAACGTTTTCATCAACCTGCAGCGTAGCGTGGTCACGGTGACGCAGAAGCTCTCCGTGTTCGGTGAAGAGGATGTGGACGGCGACGGCATGCGCGACTCCCAAGCCCAGGCCCCGGGCACACCCGCGGACCCGGCCGCAGCCGGCAACCCGGAACGGAACCTCCCGTCCCTGGACATGGACGTGGATCGGGCGCCAATCGCTCCGGACAATCAGCCCGAGCCAAAAACCGTGCTTCCAGCCGACCAGGTCCAGCAGGATCCCGACGATGTGACCGACGAGAACGCGACCACACCGTCTGCAGACGGCCAGGAAGTCGCGGCACCAAACGAAGCAGCACCGGCTGACGAAGCTGGTAACGCCGAGGAGGACGCGCCGCGTGACGCTGTGGCCCCAGCTGCTCCTGCAGCTCCTGCACCTGGTGCCCAGCCGGAACAGGAAGGCTTCGACACCGGCGACGATGAAGGCGAAGCTCCGGCCGAAGAAGGCGCTGCTCCTGCTGACGGCGAGAACCCGGCTCCGGAAGAAGAGGAAGACGAGGATTCGGACACCAAGGCGCCGGAGGAACAGGAAGTCGTCGACGACAAGGACAAGCTCCACCAGGAGTTCGGCCGCCTGGCCCAGAAGGGTAAGAAAGGCAAGAAGGGTCTGTTCGAGTCCCTGACCGACCCAGCGCTCGACGCCAAGCCTGGCGAGGCCGCGGCGTCCGTCGCCGAAGCCAAGCAGACGGTGAAGGAGAAGAATTTCCGGTTCGTGTACCGCGGAATCCGCGGTGGTTGCGTGAGTGCGATGATCACGAACAAGGTGTACTACTTCCAGCCCACACCGAAGCTGTACGGCGGCGATGTGAACAAGCTCGACGTCGCCTTGCGCAAGCACTTGGAAACACATCCTGGTTACGCGAACGCGCTGACGATCTTGAACCAGCTTCGTACATCCGGGAAGCTGCGGATCATCCGTCGGGTCCAGTTGTCGAAGCAGCAGCTTCGCAAGATCCTGCACGCGCCGGAGCAGAACGCACACGCGCAGCTGGGCTCGATCAAGTTCGACGAAGGCACGGCCTGGCGCTACCGCGGCGTGGGGTTGCAGAAGATCTCCAACCAAGAAGCCGCGATCTGGTTCGAAGTCGGTGACACAGAATACGCCGTGCTCCCGAACAAGAAGGTGTACGGGGACAAGGACATCGAGGACGTGAATGGCGGGATCCAGCAGAAGCTGAAGACGCTCAGCTACACCGACGGGTTGAAGTACCTGGTGCGCCTGGTGCACACCAAGCACCTGACGCCAATCTACCAAGGCAAGATCGTCGCTTGATTCGGAAGAAGCACACCGACGCCGATCTTCTCGGCGTCATCGATCCCTATCGTATCCACGATGAAGAGGACGAGTACAACCCGGAGAACCTGCTGGATCAAGTCGAAGTTGCGTTGCGTAACAACTTCGACACCCGGCTCTCAGGCATGTTGGACGAACGGCAGATCCAGCGGTACGCGAATTTCTACGAGTTCGCGCGTCGTGGTTTGAACATCGCGCCGTTTCCGAGGCAGCTGCAGGTGATCATGCAGTCCTACGGCGAGATCTGCATGTTCTGCTCCGACCACGACACAGCGTTGAACATGTTCGACCAGGACATGGACGTGATCTTCGACAAGGTCAAGTTCATGCGCTACGGCGTGTGCCCGGAATGCAAGCGCACGCGGCTGGACATGATCCGGAACCGGCTCTGGGAGTACCCGAACCGGATCGCACTGCTCGTCGGCCAGCGCGGTGGCAAGAACATGACATTGGGCATGGCCAGCCTGTACCAGGACCATCTGTACCTGACGCTGCAGAACCGGGACGGGAAGCGCGTGAGCCCATACGAGTACTTCGGGTTGCTGCCGACGTTCGTGCGCCAGGCCTTCACCGGTGTGACCGCCCAGCAGGCCTTGGATAACATTTGGGCGCAGATCGTCTCCCTGCGCAACGAGAGTTCCTGGTACAAACAATACCACGAGTTCCTGGACTACAACGGCAAGCGCATGGGCCAGGAGTTGTACAAGGTCTCAGACACGTTCATCGCCTACAATCACAAGCGCATGGGCTCGACGATCAAGACCCCGGACAAGCGCAAACTCCGTGGTGCGACGCGGTACTTCACCGCGATCGATGAAATCTGTTGGTTCAACAACACTCTGTCCGAGTCCGCGGAAAAGAAGGTCGGCGACGTCCGCGAGGTCTGGGTGTCGTTGAACAACTCCCTTCGTACGATCCGCAACGAAGCGGATCGGATGATGCGCGCCGGCATCTACGACTGTCCGAACGCGTACTCGATGGACATCTCCAGCCCGTTCGACGTCAACGACATCCTGTCCCAGATCCTGCGCGAAGCCAAGACGAACAAGCGCATTCAGGTTGGGCACTACGCCACCTGGGAATTCAACCCGCGTTACACCCAGGAGTCGCTCGCGGAAGAGTTCGTCAAGGATCCGGAGATCGCCTGGCGTGACTTCGGCGCCATTCCGCCGCTGTCGAACCAGCCGTGGATCTCGGAGCCGAAGGCGGTCATCGACATCGTACGCAAGACCCGGGATCCAATCCAGGTCACGTACAAGATCAAAACCAGTGTCAACAGCTTCGGCGACCGCACGATGTGGTTCGAACTTGGTATCTGCAACCTCGCTGGTGCTGGCCGTGTGATCGCCTTGGACAACGGACTGAGCAACAACGCGTTCGCCTGCAGCATCGGCAGCATCGAAGCCGGTGGGAAGACGCGCATAGACACCACGTTCATGCTCAAGCCATCGCCGACGTGCAAGATCAACCTGGACAAGATGTGGACCGACTTCGTGTTCCCGTTGGTCAAGGCGTCGAAGGCGGTCATCGTCGTGTACGACCACTGGGCGTCGATCCAGCACGTGCAGCAGCTGCGTGACATCGGTGTCGACGCCCGGCAGCATACGTTAACACCTCTCAACTTCAACGCCATGCGCGCATCGATCTTCTCCGGCACGGTTTCGTACCCGTTCACGGAGTTCTCGTTGGCTCCGATCCTGGACCGGTCCGCGGATGTGGACCTGATCGCGACCGCGCAGGACAAGCCAAACTTTTCGTTGGCGCTGCAGACACTCACCGTGCGCGAAGTCGGAGGCGGCAAGGTGGTCAAGCCGAAGTACGGAGACGACGACGTCTTCCGTACCGCGGCGTTGGTGCACGCCATGGTAGCGGATCCGGACGTGGCCAAGAAACTCATCCTCGGCGGCCTGGCCAACGGGTTGCAGCAGGCGCGACGTACCATGGGTTTCGTCAACGGGTTGAGTTCTGGTGCAACTCCTAGTGGAGGAAACGGAAGGATCGCACACATGCGGTCGATGTCCGGGTCCTCCAGACGCTAACACGGGAGAAGCTGGTGAACATCAAGACCTACATTGAGCAAGTAGCCCGCGAGAGTCTCGGCGTCACCGCCAGTACCGTTTCCAGCGATCGCTCCGCAATGAGCGCTATCGCCATCGCCCGCACCGTCGCCGCGGACTTCACCCGGGCCGGAATCCCGGTGACCGCGGACCTGACGGACTCGTACAAGAAGCAGATCGACATGCTGGTGCAGCGCATGCATGCAAAGCGTACACCACTCGACGAACGTGTTGTTGTTCCGTACACGGCGAAGCTCGGCGAACACAACCCTGCCTTGGCGGCGCTGAAGGATCCGCTCACCAAGGAACCTCTGGTCGACGTCGTCCTGGCCAAAGGCCGGCACGCCCTCTTCAATCCCGCCAATCGAGTCGTACATCCGATTCCCGTGACAGCCTGATCCTTCAACTCCTAGGAGAGGGTCAGGCATGCACGTTTTCGAACTTGTCCAACTTGCCTACGCGGCGGAGCAGGTCCACGTAACCGTAAGGTACGCGAACGATTTGGTACAGCTGCACGCGCTCGCTGAGGCGAAGTACGAGTTCCTGGACCTCGTGTCCATGGTTTCAACCGGCTTCGACCTCAGCAAGCCCGAGGCAGAGCTGGTTCGAATCATCAAGAGCACGGTCCTGAACAAGGTCACAACCGATGGGAATGTGATCTTCGCTGGCCGGCGTGCCGCGAAAGGCCCTGGAAGCTCGTCGGTGCCGTTCACGGACTTCTTGAACGCTTGCAGTTTCGTCGAACCGTTCCGCTTCAGTGTCAACGACACCGAGAAACCGGCCTACCGCACCTCCAACTACCAGTTCGTCATGATCTACGACACGCCGACTACTGTAGGCAGTATCGGCAAGGTCACGTTCGTCGAATTCAACACCCGACGCAAGATCTCGGGGTTGTCACTGCGGAAGCTGCGCGCGAACCTGGCGGAGTACGCGGAGAACGTTCCGAACGAACGCGGTGTCACCGGGTCGCAGAAGCGTACCGGTAACGCACCGTCGGCGGCAAAGGTCGCGCAAACCAAGGAAACGAGCGTCAACATTCCAAATCACATTCACAAACCTGTTGACCTCTCCGGCGCGCAAGGCAAGCGCTTCACCAGTTTTGAGGATCTCGGCTCATGCCTGCTCTCAGCGTTGCTCGTGCTTGCGCCGGCTGTGCTGTTCACGGTTCAACGACTTCAGTTTCGTTGTTGATCGCTCAACAACCAGCGCCGATGTCTCCCCGTGCGTAGACACCAGTAATGGTGTCGGTTCAGGACAAGCCGTCCCTACCTTGTGAATGACTGCTGCGGCCGCTTGATCGCGGTCCCACTTCTTTCCGCAACTTGGACAGGCCCAGCTGCGTACATATAGTGGTAGCCGCTCTGGTGTCTTGTACCCGCAGTCCGGACATACTCCGGTGCTGCGCTGGAAGCGCGGGATCGCAACCACACTTCCACCACAAACTCTTGCTTTGTACGTGATATGGTGCCTGATTGCACCGAAACCAGAATCGAGAAGTGCGCCCGCGATATTATGGTTACGCGCTAGTCCCGCACGGTTCATGTCCTCAATACAGACAGCACGAAACTCGTTCGTGATCCTGGTTGTCATCTTGTGCAAGGCATCAGATCTGACGTTGGCTACACGAGCATGGACACGCGCGAGCTGCCTCTGCCTCTTGACAGCGCGATTGGACTTCTTCGCTCCCGTGCGTTTCCGCGCCTGTTCCTGGCGGCTGCAGCCGCGCTGTAACCGCTTCAGCTTCACTGTCGCCGCGCGTAGTGGTCTCGGGTTCGGAAACACCTGGGTACCATCCTGAAGTGGATGTGAGAGCACAGCCAAGTGCTTGATCCCGAGATCAATGCCTACAGACTCTTGCTGGTGCCGCACAGGAGTAATGTCCGACATTTCAACAGCGACACTCAGGTACCATCGATCCGCGGTTCTGGAAACGTTACCGCTGAGTATCTTGCCTTGGAACCGAAGCTGCTCCCGCATACGCACAAAGCCGACGTGCGGTATCCGTACCCGCTTCTGCTCCAGCATGAACTGATCGTTCCATAGCGCGAAGCTGTCCCGGGATTTGTTCTTGCGCTTGAACTGTGGGTACCGGACCTTCCCGGTCCGCAAGCCGCGGAAGAAGTTCTGGAACGCAGTTCCAAGATCCAGCACAGCCTGGGCACCGGCGCACTTCGTAACCTCGTACGACCACGGGAACTCCTGGCGCCGAACCTGGTTCCATTGCGCTTTAAGTTTAGAGGCACTCGGCTTCTCTCCTGCGGCATGTTGCCGCTTCCACTCCGCAAGTGCCCAGTTGTATGCAAAGCGTGAGACACCGCACGCGCGATGGAAGTACGCGGCCTGTGCCAGCGTCGGATTCAAGGCTATGCGGTGGGAGAGGATCATGGATCTACTAAATCTAATCAAATCATAACGTGAGAACAATATCAAAACATACCGGGCGTGACTTGTGCCTCCTCTGATGCGCGTAGGGAAGACGCCGGCCGGTTCGTACCTGAACCCGTTGGCGACGCCGCACCAACAGCGTACGATCGCGAGCGTGACCGGCAACGACGGTGCGACGCTGCAGCCTCGGAACTCGTACCGGCGTGTGCAAGGCTCGAGCTCGACCACGGACCGGTACAATCCGGTTCACGAGAACCTGGCCGACAACTCCCTCATCGACGACATCACCCCGAAGTCGGACACGCAGATCGCCAAGCTCTTCGACAAGATCTACCGCGACGATCCCGTGTCCGGTTCCGCTGTGGACTTCATCAGCAACTTCTCCTGGTCCGAGTGCACGCTCACCGGCATGCGGGATCCGGGGAAGATGAAACTGTTCCAATCCGCGCTGGAGATGTTCCAACCGGTTACGCGCATGCCGCTGGTTGAGTCCGAGGCCTTGCGCCAGGGCCGGGCGATCGCAACCATGTTGTTCGACGAAGAGAAGCTGACCTGGTCGAATTTCCTGCCTTGGCCTGCAACATCGTGCGAGATCATTCCAAGCCCGATCACGGGCATGCTTCCGCTGATCGATGTCCATACCGACATGGACACGATGAACTACCTGAAGTCCAAGGACCCACGTGCGCTCCCGGGCCAGAAGGTGTACCCGGACAAGCTGCGCAAGGCCTTGTTGAGCGGCAAGGCCCAGCTGGATCCGTTGACGACGATGTTCATTCCCAGGCGCGTCTCCATGACGGACTGGAAAGGCACGTCGCTGTACTGGCGCATTCTGCCATACTACGCGATCGAGAAAGCGTTACTGCAGTCCACGATCGCGAACGCCAGGCGTCGTACCCGTTCGATCCTGCACATCCAAGCCGGCATCGATGACCGTTGGGAACCTTCGGACGCCGAACTCTCGGATCTCACTGCGATGTTCGTGGCCACGGAAGAAGATCCCGCCGGCGCCGTGATCGCAACCAGGAACGGCATCAACACCAACGAGATCCGCCAAGGTTCCGATCACTGGAAGATCTCGGAGGAGCAGGACAGCCTGCGCCAGGCCAAGCTGGCCGCCCTGGGTGTGTCCGACGCCATGATCTCCGGTGACGCGAACTTCAACACCGTCGACGCCACGATGACGATCTTCGTGGAATCGAAGAAGGTGTCTCGCGCCCACTATACCAGGGAAGTGATCTACAACACCCTGTTCGCGCAGATCGCGCGCGTGAACGGCTTCGTCAAGACCGCTACATCGTCCGCTGACGCTGCACACGGTGTTCGTACAGGCGGCCGTCGCTTGGTTATGGCGACACCCAGCGTCGACGAGGCAATGAAGATCCCGCTGGATGAGCTGGACATGCCGCGCGTGCACTGGACCAAGAATCTGAGCCCGCAGTCCGACGCCGCGTACCTCGACGTTTTGGACCGCGCAACAGCCAAGGGCATTCCGGTGACGATGGCGATGTGGGCTTCGGCCTCCGGCATCGATTTGAACCAGCTCCAGGAGTCGCTACCCGACGACAAGCGATTGCGCGCCAAGCTGGCCAAGTACGCACCGGCACCAGCGGCCGACGCCGGTGGTGGTTGGGGTGGAGGCGGTGGTGGAGGCGGTGGAGGCGGTGCATTCGGTACCGCGGAACAGAACCGGCGCTTCGTGTTCGAGGCCGACTACTTGGGCCTGACCGCACTCGCCAGTGCTGTCGGTGTCGACGGTGACGGGAAGCTGCTTGGCTTGGGTGTGGAGGAGATCGTGGACTTCGCTGACGAAGTAACACGTGACAATCGAGCCATGGCCATGCTCGAGGATTGGCCGGCACTGCACCACGCCATGCACGACCGCTTGGGTGAAGACAACAAGGTGGAGGCGATGAAGTTCGTCCTCAACCGTGCCGGCTACACCAAGATCCCGGTCACGGAAGTGATGCTCACCCGTGTCGCGGAGACCGTGGCAGCCACCGCACAGCGTGACGAGACCAGCGCCGCGCGTCTGGCCTTCCTTCGGGACGAACTGCTCATGATCGCGGAGATGTATGAACGCTCGCAAGTTGCGGCGCAATACAACACCGGAAGCTCGTACGCCAGCGCGAAACGTCGCGAACGTACCGCCGTCGCAGAAGTGAGTGCCCGGCGTACGCTCGCAGCATTCACAGGCCTGAACGACAAGCTTCCAGCACGACAGCTTTATTCGGGGTATACAGGATGAGCAGAGCGCCAGTGGAATCCGGCATCACCCCCAGCAACGTAACCGTTGGGGAGCTGAAGGCTTGGTTCTCGACAGAAATCTCGCGGATCAAAAGCGACATCGACACCCTCTACGATCGGATGAATTTTCAAGGTCAACAGGGTGCGCTGTCGTCGGCGAAGGTCCATGAGTTGGATCCTCTGGTCCAGGCACTCCGAGATCGCGTGCTGACACTGGAGGCGCAGATGCGTGCCGTTGATGCCGCCGGCGACGACGGCATTGTGACTGCGTTGGAATTCTCGGAGTACAAGCGCGAGCTCGACAACAAGTTCCGCGACCATTCCGACGCACTGGTCCAGCGCGTGCTGGAAAACAGTATCACCCCGTTGACGAAGAAGCTGGAAGAGGATCGCGCGAAACTGCAGGTTCTGCAGGAGAAGGTGAACGGGATCATCATCAAGCTCGCGATCGCTACCAGCGTCATCAGCTTCATCGCCGGCAAGATTATCGAGAGTGTTGCGAAGGTTTACTTCGGACACTGAGCTGTGGAAGGTAACACGACCATGCAAGCACAACAAACGATACAGAGAGCAGTTGACGAGGCCGAGGTCTCGGTTGACGTCAAATCGCTGTTGCGTGACGACGTCGCCAGGTTCGTCGTCTACTGCCTCGGTGTCGAGCGCTTGAACGTGCACAGCATGCGCAGTGCCTACATCCACAACTTCTCGGATTCCGCACCGCTGCTGCGCAAGGCCGTGGAAGCGGATTACACGATGAAGATCATCGGGTTCTACGGCAGCAACTACTTCCGGCTGTTCAACGAGCTCTCGGTCCGACCACACGTGCTCGTTCTCGGGGATCGGTTCCGGGCACCGTACGCGCCGGAGTTCAAGGAGTGGCTGCGTCGGAACAAACCCGCGGTGCTGCGGCTGCAGAAGCACCGGATCCCGGTGACGGCGTTGCCGAACTCCGACTACTACCTCGGCACGTACTCGGTGATGGCCACCGCCAGCGTTGTCGACCACAACGTGGTCAGCAGCGAGTTGGACTACGGCGCCTTGATCCACTTGAACTACTGCCGGTACATAACACTCGACGACAGCGCTGTGATCGGGACCAAGCAAGAGAACAAGGAGCTGGCGTCGTTGCTCGCGTACGGCATGGACTGCGACAGCACGTTCACGACCGCGTTGTCGAACCACACGTTCTCACCACCGGTTCCCGAGGATGAGGATGGCGTCGCTTAGGCCATACCGTCCCGTCGTCGGCGGCGTCACCCGCAACGAACCGGACTACGTCACCAGGACCAATACCGACCACCTGGTCGGTCGCGTGCGTGAAGTCGCGCAGGAGCTGGCGCTGCGCGCGGCGCAGAAGACGGACAACGCGTTGTCCATCGACACCCGCTGGTTCTACTACTACCGCCGGCGCAACGTCGGCCGCCGGTGCTCGTGCGTGTCCGGAGAACAGGAGAAGGCCTCGGCGACCTGTGGGATCTGCTACGGCACCGGTGTCGTCGTCGGTTACGACAAGTACGGGACCTGGACCGAGATCTTGGATTGCACGTACCCGGGTCTGGATCTGATCAACGTCGTCCAGCGCCCTGAGCCCAGGCCTTCGCGCTTGGTTCTGGATCCGGCCGCGACCAATGGTGTCGTGCAGGCCCGGATCCGACTGCGGCCGAACGCAGGCTACGTCGACAATCTCCATGTCGCTGCCTCCGGTGCGGTCACGATCACGATGCGGGCGGCGAATACCACGCTGTGGATCCCAGTGACCTCGGACAATCTCGTGACGCTGCTGTCGGCACCGTACATCGATGTCCGGGTTCAGATGCACCGGTCCAGCATCCGGGAGCCGAGCCCGACGTTTTTGAAGCTGTTCATCCGCTACGGGTTGCTGCCGGCTTCCGAGATCCAGCTCCCGGGCGACATCCCGCCGAACACGGAATCGATCTCGCTGCAGGAGTACGGATTCGACGAACAATTCGGCACCTTGAACTGCGTCATGGGCAGCGCCGGCCACGGCCGCACCAGCAAGATCACGACGTTCTCCAACGAAGACTTCCTGTTCAATCTCGAGCGCGGGCGTTACTGGAAGATCACGGAGGTGAAGCCGAATTACGCCTTGGGCGTGTACATGAGCTTCGACCTCACCGCGCGGTGGGTGCAGAGCTACGAAGTCTACAGAAGGTTCCCAACATGATCCGGAATGCACTCGCACTCGTACAGGCTGCAGCGGAAACCGTTCCGTCGGATTTGAAATCTGCGTCGGAGCGCAACGACGCTTTGCTGCTCGCGTTCAAGGAGAAGCTGTTCTACGGCGGTGGACGGTATGTCTTGTACGGATCCGACGGGAAGCACCTGCTCAATCTCGGTTTCGGTTTCAACAAGACGCCGCGCGGCGGTTGGAAAACTGGATCGTGGAGCTCACTCCAGACAGCTACGATTCCAGGGAAGAGCATGTTCCGGTTGGAGTCTGGCGACTGTTGCGGCATGGCACCGGTCTGGTCCTATCCAGGTTCCAATCAAACACGTACAAGGACACGGTGCCGCTGGCAGCTTCGCACTACTACGACATTTCGAAGGCGGACGACTACATGTCGATCCGACGCATGATCGCGAACAACATCTACAAAGAGATCATCCGGTTACGCGTGGCCGCAGGTCACGACGACATCAAGTACCAACACGTCGACTTCTCCAGGTGACCAAAACATGATCACGAACGTCTTGCACCTGGTACAGTCCGCTGCGGAACCGAAGCCGAAGAATGCTGCGGTAATGTCGCTGCTGCGCCTGGAGTTCGCGTTCGAGAACGGAAGTGTATCTCGGAGCGACCTCAGCTTCCAGAGCTCTGGATTCAATGTCGAGGTGTACGAAACCCACGACGATGGTTCCATCCTGTTCTCGTTGACACGCCCCGGCGCCACGGAACCGATCGGTTACATCGAGCTGTTCTCCGGCTACGGTGCAATGCACCGGCAGCAGGGTTTGAAGAAGGCTACACCAGCGCTCGTTCTGTGGGATGCAACGAACGAGGTGAAGCTGCACACATTTGACGCTAGGCTTGTAGACCGGTTGCTGCGCACCAAACACGTGAGCACACGTGAACAGGTGATCCAGCTGTTCCAGGCGTTGCTGAAGTCCATGCTCCCGAAGGCTGCGGATGTCTTGGAAAAGCATGCCACAGCCGCGACGGAACCAGAAGTCGGAAACCCGCTCAGCTTCATGCGCAATCTGCGACGGCGACTGATCGAACATCCGGTCCAGATCCGTATCGGTTCCCAAGTCGTTGCGTTTTCAAGTAGTAGGCTTCAGTCCAATGGTTTGAACGTGTTCTACGTCGGATCCCGCACAAACCCAAGGTTGTTGGCTTCGGCTGGTGACCACTACTGTCTGTTCATGCCGCTGACGACGGTCCATATTCCTGTTGTTGAGCACGAGACCGCGCCTGTATTTCTGTTACGGGTGGCAAAGCTGTTCCTCGAACATCCAGAGCTGAACCGAGCCCGCGCTGCTGTGGAACCGGAACCACAGCACACCGACATCAACACCGTGTACCGGAACCAGATGGCTCTACACCGGGCAGCCGTGGCTGTCATCAAGACCGGTAGGAACGGTTCCTTTCACATGAATATCCGTGGCGTTGAGATTTGGCTATCGGTGTCGTTCAACTCCACCATCCACGCCGTGCTCATGTTACCTACGGGACAGCGCGACATCAACTTCTCACCGTCGGACTTCGCCGACGACAGCTTGATGTACACCGTTGAAGGTCACCACCCAGCGGTCCAGGTACCGAAGCGATACCAGATGAACGACGGAACGCCGAAGCAGTATCTGCAGCACCTGGTCGCGTTCGCGTTGGAGAAGCTGGCTCCGTCAGCAGAGGCCGCGGCAGAACCCGAAATACAGAAGGATCCTTGGGACGGCGTCAACACCGACAATCTACTCACGAGCCCGGTGCCGAAACAGAAGGTCCAGGTTGACGACGCCGTGGTCACGGTGCAGTCCACGGAGTACCAGCGCAAGCCGGCGTGGGAGATTCGAATTCAACTTCCGATACCGGGTCCGAAAAAGACTGCGACTGCTACGTACCTGGTGAAGCTCGGGTATCCTGCTTCAGGTTCCGGGCAGCAGTCGTACTTGCTGATGTTGCAGACATCGAGCGGGTGCCGACAACGATTTGACTGCACCTGGGCGGTTATCGATCGCAGGGTGAACACGGCGAAAAAGCTGATGCAAGAAGTCGTACGCGCCGCGGTGAAAGACTTCCAGCAGCTCCGGGCGAACGCGGTCTCGCGTTCGAAGTACGCGCACGGCGCCGCGGAGCCACAGCCGGAGAAGTTCGGCTGGGCGCAGGTTGAAGAGTACCTGGACAACACACCACCGCATGAAGTACGGACGAAGGATGTGACGCTAGGGTACGATCCCGATCTCGACGATGCTCACCGTGTTTTCTTCGTCACCAGCGTTCCCGGGTGTGGTTTAGGCTACGTCCAGGATGCCGGAGATGGTCACGGGGTTCGGGTCTACGTCAACAACGTCTTCCGCACCACGGTACGGGTAACGTCGTTGCAGGATCTCCTGAAGCAGATCGACCGGTTGACGAAGGCACACGCGAAACGCCCACGGACATGAGCAGCGCACTCGATCTCGTGCGCGCGGCCGCGGAGCCGGCGCCGAGCACAAGAACACCTAGTCAGGCCTTCGATGCTTTGTGCGCGGAGTTGCGGAATCGCGTGATTCGGATCCAGCACGGGCAGTACAAGGTGCAAGTGTTCTTGATCCAATTCCCGTCTATCCAGGTTCGATCCACGGCCTGGGAGAATCCAGATCACTCTGTAGTCACGGGTTTGCGCATCTCCAGATCCGGGCGCGGAACGTACCCGAAGCTGAGTGCGGTTGCTAACGATGCCCTCGCCGAGTACATACCCGGTGACATCCATCGCGGTGTCAGCACCTGGCAGGATCTTTTGCGCAACGCCGTCAACCTTTCGATCCGGTACGCGGAGAAGGAACACCGGAATCTGGTGCGGATGCAGAAGCTGAATGCACGGTTGAACCGTCCAACAGCAGCTACGGAGTCGTTGTTGCATGACGACCTGCATCGGTCTACACCAAGTGACAGTCTGCGCAAGCGCTTGAGCCGGCTCGGGAATGGCCGTGTTTTCACCTACAAAGGACACCGGTTCCAAATTCAAACCTACGGGAACGATGATTCCTGCGTCGTCTTTCCACGGCCTCCGTTTCCTAACGCCAACAACGCCGAGAACGTGCAGTGGATTCTGTATCAGGACCACTACGCTCCTGGGCCGGAAAAGGACCGGTGGCTGAAAGACAAAGGTCCGTTGAGCGCGGTGCCGCGACACACGTTTCTACAACCGAAGGTCGACACCGGGCGCGGCCATGCGGCTTCTTCGGTACTGAACGAGCGACAGCACTGGATCGAGGAAGCAGAGCTGAAGACCGATCGTGATCTTGTCCTGGCCTTGCTCAAGAATTCGGAGCCGCTACTACGCGGTCACGGATTTCGCATCAAGCCCGGCGCAGCTACAGCCGCCGCAGAACCTCTGTTGCATAACGACTTGCACCGTGAAGTGAATCGTGCCGCGTACGACATCACAACTAGAACCCGGAATGACTGGCGCGGGCGTCGGTTCCTTGAACTCTCGCTCGTTGACTTTCCCAGGAGCAGCAACACCTGGATCTATCGAGTGTACACCGATGACGGTCATGGCAAGCATCGGTTTACGTTATACCAAATCCGTCGCGTAGGCGCAGGTAAGGAGCTTGTTGGGCATACCTTGAATCGAGACCGACCGCTGCGTTCTTTCGCGGAGTTGCTGAATGCTGCTGTGGAGTACTGCGTCAACAGCACCGACAAGGCACGCGGTGTGACCGCAGCTGCGGAACCACAGCCGCCACAGGAGCCGGCTCCTGTGGATCTGCTGAAGATGGCAAAGCTGCCGGAGAAGACGTTCCACGTCAAAGGACTTGAAATCAAGGCCCGCAGCAGCGAGTACAATTCCAAGCCGGTTTGGTCCTTCGTTCTCGAAGGCCGCGAGGAGCGGAAGCCGCGCACGTTCATTCTACGGTCCGACTACCACCAGCGTGGAACCCGCTACGAGCTGATCCTAGGCGACCCGGGTTCGCGCGAGCAGGGTGTTGACTGTTGGGAGATCCAGGATCCGCGGGTTCGGACACCGAGGCAGTTGCTCCAGGTAACAGTCGAAGCCATTGTCAAACTCGAGCTCTCCTGGTTGTCCGTGTTGCCACCGGACCACCCACATCGCCGCGGCGTGACCGCCGCTACAGAACACACGGACTTGAACGACATGAGCCTGGGGCAGATGTTCATGTACTTGTACCGGAAGAGCAAGAGCAAGCCCGCGGACGTGAAGATGGATGGACATCGGTGTCACATCCGTTTCAACGACGTGTACTCGGCTTGGGTGTGTCTGGACGATTCGGACATGAAGACCGTGCTTTTCAGCGTCGACAACCTCCACCACCGTGTACGTGGATTGGAGCCGGTGCTGCGCATGCATCTTAACGGCAGCAACATCCAGGAGCTGCTGTGGCAGTCGGAGTTGCCGCGGAATCCACAGGCGTTGATGCAGCGCATGGTCGCGGAGTCGGTGAAGTTCCTGGAGACGCGCGGCGCGACAGCAGCCGCGGAGCCTGTAGTCGAACGGCACAGCGAAGACACGAGCGCGTACAAGGCGATCTTGCTGGTGGTGGAGAGAAAGCCGAAGTTCACCGTCGCCGGTACCAGTGTTCATGTTGAAGACGCGCACGTCAACAGCAACTTGGCGTGGGTGCTTCTGGTCCTGACTCAAGGCAGCGACACGTACCGGATCAGAATGCGCGCCATGACCTACGACACCAGGATCTCAGTGGAGTTTGACTGGAAGCCGGACCGCACGTACTCCCACATCTACTACATCCCGGAATCGAAGTTGAAGCCGGACAACACCGCGGTAACGCTGACGGAGTTGGTACGTGTATGCGGACTCCATCACGGCGCTGTGTCCGAGATCCCACATCTGGACCAAGACGCGGTTGAGATCTGTGCTGAGTCCATCGCGGAGACGATCCTCGATGACATCGGCGATCGCGAGAGCCAAAAGTACGACGAAGACAACGACGAGCCCAAGCTTTCCGCCAAGTGGTCCCACACCGATCTGGACCCGGCGTCGAAAGCGATGTTGCTGAAGGTCGCGCGGTCCTTCTACGTCCGGATCGCGAATTCTCTGGCAGCGTTCGTCGCCGAGCACGGAAGCAAATGCGCGCCGGCACCGAAGGACATCGGGTACTACATCGCCCAGGAGTTCATCAGCAGCAGCCTCGGTTTCGAGGACATGAACGCACCAAAGCATTTGAACAACAGTGAGGCCTGGGAAGCATTGATGGGCGAGATGACCGACGCCACACAAGCGGTTACGCGTGGACTGCAGTTCGTCACCATCAAGCACGAGTCCGGAAAGCTGCACATCAAAACCTACGGCGGTGCCATTGCGACCGCAGCTGCGGAGCCGAAGCCCAGGTTCGACGTCACTGAACTTGACGATGTTGTGCAGGAGCTGTGCCGGCGTTGCCACGGCAAGCCGATCGGTGACGACGAGTTCGACATCGGCCCGTTCCACGAAGACATTGGTACCATGACCGTGCGCGTCTTCCGCGCCCGGAACGAAGAGAACCGGAATCCGAAACACTTCAGTGTCGGTGTGTACCTGTTCAACGAACAGCTGGACCTCGAACCCGAGATCAGGATCCAGGATCGTGGTGATGTAACCGCGGCGATGCAGGAACTGCTGCGGATCCACAACGCGGTTCGAGCGTTGGCGAAAGCCGCACCAGACCCGGAACGATTCCGCGCCGCCGTGATCCGGTACGGTCAGGAGCTGGAACGTGGCCACGGCGAGTACGGCCAGGATCCAAGCAACAACTGGGCTGTGGAACTGGCCGGGTTCTGGCGCCGGCTGCGAAGGGCTTGACCTGACCCAGGCCTGGAACTAGATTCCAGGTGTGGCCGCTGAACCAAAACCAAGACAGCTCCCGTTTCAGGTCCAGATGCGCCTGCACCAGCAGATTTGTTTGGACTTGGAAGTGACCTTGCAGGTTCAAGGGCTCGAGTACCGGTTCCGGATCGGCCACATAACCCGCTCGCTTCAGGTGCCAGAACTTACC